TCCAATGACTTTTTCAACGTATCTTTACGCTCAGAAAAAGCGATGGAGCTTATAAAGGGATTGTGCCTTGCTGAGTCCATATCATTAGAATCGTCAGGTCCATTAAGTACGATCGAGCTTTTTCTTATTTTATCTTCCTTAGGTCTGCTATAGTCGAAAGAAGTTAATACCCAGATCTTGTCCCTAAAGTTGTCTTCTTCGTCATAGACCACAGTTCTCATTAATACAACTCTATATTTATCTTTGTGAATGTTAACTTTAGAGTTGTTTTCGTAAAAATTTCCAATACGACCATGTTTCAAAACATCAGAAATAATATCTGACATTTCTTCAAGAGATTCAAAATCATCTTGTTCGATAAAATGTCTCTTCCTAATATGACGAATCCCTTTGATATCATCTCCCCAAACAATATCAATCTTACCTAAACCTCTTCTCTCCCAAGCGCCAATAACTTGACCCTTCTTTTCCTTTAAAAGAAAATCAATGGCTTGTTTTGGTTTACCTTCGAAAGAAGAATAATTAGTACCAAATTCTTTTAATTCCTTATAAGCATAAACCTTAGTTCTTTTTTGACCTTTAGCTAGTTTCCAACTTCCGTCAGCTTGTTTTTGATATTTAATCCCTTTCCACTCTCGAATCTCGCCAACCGCAGCTTTAGCTTTAAACAAATCTTCTTCTAAAGATTTCTTATAAAACTCACTCAAAGATTTATTTATGTCGTCTGAATAAATAATCGCTTCAATTTCTAAAGAAGAAGCTCCTAACTTTTTCAATTTATCAATCAATTGACTCATACTCTTTTCAATAAAAAGAGGGAGTTGATTCTCCCTCTTTAGAAACTAACAAAATCAGTGCATTTGTAGACGGTATTTACTCTGTTTTAGAGAGGCGAGAAAATCATCTATCCAAGATATTTCACCATTATACTCATCTTTACCCTCAAGTTCTTTCCTGAATTCAATAGTACGATCAAATATCATTTGACAAATCTTCACCGGATCATCTTCTTCGACTTTATCTCCTTGGATCTCTCCATCTTTAAACCTACCAAATCCAGCTTGTCCAGCTTCAGCGATCTTATCTTCAAATTCTCCGACTTCTTCTGAGAGATCATCAAGATAGACGTGTTTAGAATTATCTTCTTCTCCCCAATGAATATTTTTCAATCGAGTTTTTGCTCCTTCAATGAAATTCAAGTATTCGTTGAATACTTTCTTTTCTTGTTTTTCAGCCTTTTCTAATTCATTCTTATCACCTCCACTTATACTTTGGATGTTTATCTTACCTTCATTATTCCAATCTTGTACAACAGATTTAAACATTTGAAGATCATCTTGATCATTAAAACGAATGATAAGATCATTTTCCTGAAATTTTGAAAGATTATCAATTTGAGATTTTCTCACATCTTCTACTTTTGAAATTGCATCCAATCTAAAAACACCTTTCTTATCATTAAACATCCAATTTTGCTCACCAAAATCCTTGGTCTTTAAAACCAATTCAACTTCCCCACCTATTTCAAAAATCGTTTTTCGAAATGTAGCTAAAAAATCTGCAAAACGATCAATACCTATTTTTGTCCCAGAAAAATTTGTATTAAAACTTCCCCAAATAGTCATAAGTTCTGGATCTGGATCTTCTTCTACAACTGCCTTAGAAGATTCTGCATTCCATTTTTCTTCTTTCTTTTTTCTTGCACCTTTGAAATCTATTGATTTTTCGATCTCACCAACACCACTACCTTGAGGTCCTTTTGTTTTAGGATCGAGACTTTCTTTTGAAAGAACTTGTGAGTCTTCCGTATTCATTGTTTTTTCCACCTCATCCCAACTTTCAGGTAATTCTTTCTCAAGACCTAATTCCTTTGCTCTCTTACGAATCCATGCTTTAACCTCACTCTCTGGCATATCAGAAGCACCTACAAGCCTAATCGCATCTTTTAAATCTTGACTATTACGAATAGGATATTTACCGTTTGGCATTGCTTCTCCTTTCTTAGCAAGATCTTTTCTTTCTTTATGAGAGAAATAATTCTTGTTACCTGCTTTAGAAATTTCTTCTTTATGCTTCTCACAAAAAGCCTTGAAAATCTTTTCAGAAATCTTACCTTCGACCATGCTTTTCGCCAAATCCACGACTTCGGTAAATATAGGAGTTTTGGCTTTAACCTCTACATCTTCTACTGGTAAACCTAGGATCTTTTTAATATTATCTTTCATATCAAAGATAAACTTATAATCATCGATTTCAGTTGCAGGATCTATCCAAGCACTTCCAATTTCTTCAAATCCATCGACAACAATTAACGAAGGTGAGAACTCATCTAAATAAGTCATAAAGTAATGGATTTCAACATCACCATTATCATAAACACCTACTTCAGTTAACAAATTATCGTCTGTATCAATACCTGTTTCTTCAAACAACTCACGTCTTGCTGCAGTGCGAAAATCCTCTCCTGCATCGACATGACCACCAGGAATACACCAATCTTCTGAATAACTTCCACTTTCACCAGCTCTTTGTAAGATTAACAACTTAGAACCTCTCCAAACAAGTATATCCGCATATCTCACTTTACCACCTTGTTTGGCTTTTAAAAGGTCTATATATATAGATTTTTTAATCAGACCTTTCATCCAACTTTGTCTCATTGAATCTAAGGTCTTAATATCTTTCAAAACATCAGCGATTTCAAGGTCTTCTTCAAGAGAAGCTAAAGATTTTTCAATTTTCGTTTTTCTCTTATAAACATTTTGAAGATCTTGAGATTGTTGTTTTAAGAATGCATTAAAACGATTTTGAGCCTTTTCAAACAACTCAACATCACCATTAGAAAGATCATTTAACTGAGCTTTTTGAAGTGAAAAGTTCTCTCCTAATTGATCAATCTCTTTATCTAGAAGGTGAAGTTGTCTTAAATTATCTCTATACTTTTGGATCTTTTCAGCCTTAGACTGAAGTCCGAATAAACTTTTGATATCCATGACTAACTTTGTTATAATTTTTGCACTAAATATACGAACTTTTCAATCGTTTACACAAACATTATCCGCGTAATAACTATGATCACTTTCTATTTCAATAGAATAAGAAAAATCCGGAAAATTTTCCTTTGGTATTTTTAAAATAGAAGAGACTTTACCTCGTTGATTTTTTCTTAATTGTAGGAGCATATTAGGTTTAATTTTACTTACTTCTAAAGACCTACCATTAGCTAAAATAATTTTACTACTTTCGTGAATCCTATGAATCCCTTCTTCTTTGATCTTTACATCGTCTTCAAAAACAAAATAAAGATCAAAGATTTCTTGATTGAAATCTAAGATCAAAGATTTGTTGATTGATTTTACTTTTTTGTATCTATTTTTATGAGTTAAAACCAAGTCACCAACTTTTATATCTTTTATCCATTTAGGACCATCAAAGGTCTGTATTTCTGTATAACCACTGTAAAATTGACTCATACTAAAAATTTTTTATCCCCAACTATTATTGTTACCTTTGATTTTCTCTCGACCTTAGATTTATAATCTTTAGGTGGAACGAATGTTTGCAATTTATCATCCCAAACATAATTATCTGGAATATAACGAGTTGAACAACGACAAAACGGGTGAACTGGTCCGACAACTGGTTTCCAATCCTTGCTCTTTCTACCAATATTATCACCGTTTTGAATAAGTTCTGATAATTTGAAGATTCTAGGTTTTGAACCTGCACCTGCTGTAGTATAGAGGTTTAGGCAAAACCGACACGCTCCTGGATAAACTTCTTTGTATACTCTTGTATCTAATCCATGTTGATTGATTATCATTTGAGCATTCCCCAATTCATAAATGTTTTGGAACTCAGTTTCGACTATCCGTCCCCAATCTCGATTCCAATCTTTCAACTGATTACCGATATTACTTACGATACCTTGGACCGATCTTTTTTCTAAAACACCTAATTCGTGTTCTCTTTTGATTGTTGAAAGCTCTTCTATCCGACGATTTTCGACAAGATTTTTTATCTCTTGCTCTGAAACAGAATTCGAAAGGGTTTTCTTTACCCTTTCTCCCATTCCTTTGATATAAGAATAACTTCTTGTAGCTGCAGCTTGATATTCGTACAATTCTCTTTTAGAAGGTTGTTTGTATTGTTTTCTAGCTGTGTATTGTTTTATATCTGTATAGTTTAAGGTTTGTAATTGTTTTGGCGTTAAAACAGCAGATAACCTACCAAATAAATATGCTTGCCAATAAGGAGGGATCAATTTTAGATCTTTCCAATCAAAATGAAATTCATCGAGTACTTTCTTATCATTATCAGTTAGGAATTCTTTCCCTAAGATATCAGCGATAGTCCTAGCTAGACGATAATCTACAATCGTAAACAATCTCTGTATGTCATCTGGTGTAAAAATCATAACTTTGATTTGAGTTTAACCATTTCTTTAGTTAAATCTATTAATAAATTATCCATTTGAGTAGAGAAAATGACTTGTGCCAATCCTTCGTAACCACCTTGAACCTTAGGATAATCCATAGGATCTTTAACATGATGTTGGATATTACTGACTCCAGACATCTTCTCTACTTTCAAACCTTTTACATATCTGAGATTCATTTTCCAGCTCCCCAATTTTCTTTGATATACTTCATAGCACTACCAAGGATTGGATTTGAAACCATTGCCTTCTCATAATTTTCATCTTCGAAATCCAAAGGATTTTCTTCTTCTCCTTCTTCATCTACTGTTTGATTGTCGACCTCTTCATTCATACCTTCACCACCGTACATTGCTTGTTGCTGCTTTGTTTGAGCTGCAGTTTGATATACTTGATTTAGAATCGTATCGGTTTCAGGATCAAAATCACGACCAGAATATTTTTTAAAAATATCTTCCATTGATACCATACCACCTTCAAGTTTTTTCTTATCAAGTTCAACTTGCTTTTCTTCATCTTCTATTTCAATACCAGTGAAAGCAAATTCAAAATCAGAATCAATCTCATCAATAAGATAATGGTTGATAATATTCTGTAAGAAAATTAACAATGGTTTTAACCCTTTATCTCGACTATGGTTCAATCTTTCCCTTTGACCATCTTGTCCAAAGATTTGAGCTTGGTCTTTGAATTGAAAACCTAACTCAGTTGGATCAATACGATAAACCGAACATGTAATGATAAGTAGGAATTTCAACCAATCATTGAACTCCATATCCCGGTTATTCTTTTGTAGATCAATCCATTCCAGATCAATTCCATTGATAATAGGAACTCTGTGAGAATTTGAAACACCACGCATCGTTTGTGTCCAAGCCTGTCGAAACTCATTTAGAGTCGTATTATCAATATTATTGTTTTTCACATTGATAAAGCCCTTTGGTTGAGATCCTTTTGAAAAGAAATTACCATTATATTGCATACCCCATAATATCCAGGTAATAATCTCTACAAGAGTTTCTAATTCAGAGGTGCCATAACCGTTCTTATAAATATTAGTGCTTTTATTTCGAATACCATAACCCAATTCCCAAGGATAAAAAATCACATGTTCTTTAGTTGTTGGATTCTGTAGGATCATATCGTTGAATACCATACAATACCTAGGTAGATAACCTTTAAAACGATATTTCTCCCACTCTTCTCTCATTTTAGGATCAGCACTGTCTAATAGTCGTATTAAAGATGCATCTACAGCTCGAAACTTATTTAAGTTCCAACTTCTATCTCTAACAATTTCAAAGGCTAATTGATCTAATGTGAGAGTATCAAAAACAATCTTTCTCCCAAAATCTTGAAATGTGTCAAATTTGTCCCACTTTTCATTGATACCACCTCTTTCTAAGAAATCAATGATATACTCAATTTTCCTCTGTTCTTCTTTTGTAGGTTCAGTTGTTTTATCTTCAAAACGACTTTTCTTCTTTCGTATCGTAAACCCCTCTTTTTGTTCATCAAGACTAAAATGTAGAAAATTTTGGACTTGTTCAACACGAGTATTAACAACACTTCGAATAATGAAGATATCTCCCATCCTTCGAAGTGTTTCAAAGGATAAAGAACCGTAATATCTAGGATCTTTGAAACCTTGGCCAGTTTGATTAGCCTCATTTGGGTCGAAAAAGACAGCCTTCATCTCACTGTTTTGTCTTGAGTTTGCATCAAGATAAAGGTTTGCTTTCATGATCGCTTCAACATCATTTGAAGATACCATTTGTTGAAGTTTAGATTGTAACAATGTTGGTACAGTCTTATTCAACGCTTCGATCTCTTCAAATGAGAGAGAGGCCAGACTCTTTATTAAGTCTGGCCTTTGTGATTTGTTATTGCTTCTTTTTCTACTCATAGATAAAATTATTGTACCCCTAATTGAGTTAAAGTGACAGTAGCTGTCTTTCCACCTTCATTTGCCGTAACAACAGCTTGACCTGTTCTTTCAGCACCTGTATTAGCCGCTGCTATTACTGAATATTCAGAAGAACCTTTTGTAAAACCTTCACCACTAACAACAGTTGTATAGTCTACTACTATCGGTGATCCAGAATTTTTACCATTTACTTTCTTCTGTTTGTTAGAAGTGACACCAAAAACTTTTGTCTCTCCTGCTGCTATAAAACTTAAAGACGTAGGATCTGTTGTTAAAGTGTAATCATAAGTTACTGTTGCTGCAGCTTGTGACAAATTAATCGTATCAACTTCATCACTTTCAGATTGAGTAATCGTAACTACACCTGTTCTCTCAGATTCAGTCGTATTTTCTGTTGCTACAACATTATTACCTGTACTCTTTGAAAAACCAGAACCAGCTACTTCAAAAGAAAACGCTACATCAACTGTAGAACCGCTAACATTACCATTTAGTTTCTTTTGTTTTGTTGAAACCACTGAAAAAGATTTAGTCTCACCAGTGTTAGCAAAAGAAAGTGATGTAGGAGTGGCTGTCAATGTATAATCATAAGTGATGACAGATGCAGCTTGAGTTAAATTTACACTAACACTTTTACCACCTTCATCAGTTTGATTGATCGTCAAAGTACCTGTTCTTTGTGTTTCACCAGGATTTTCTGTAACAGTAATATCATAACCATTATCAATCTCTTCGTAACTAAAACCAACACCTGCTAATTCTACCGTCACAAGGGCTTTAATAGTTTCTCCTGATGGAGTACCATTGATAACCTTCTGTTTAGTTGACGTTACATTTATCGATTTTGTTTCACCAGTATTGATAAATGACAAACTAGAAGGATTAGTTGTAAGTATATAGTTATATGTAATGATAGAAGCCTCTTGAGAAAGAACAACATTTAAAGTTTTACCACTTTCATCTTGAGTAATTGTTAAATTACCGTTTCTAACGGTATCAGAAGGATTTTCGTTTATAGTAACTGTTCCACCTTCACTAACTGTAAAAGGTGTTTCTGTTTGAAATTTAACACTTAATGTAGTTTGATTCCCTTGTGGCTTACCATTTACATAAAGTTGTTTATAAGAAGTAACAACTGCTTCTATACTATCACCTTCCTTTGGAAATTCCAATGTTTCTTTTTGTGGAATAAGGAAGTATTTCCATTCTTCTACTACATCTACCAATACTTGAGCTTCGTCGTTTAACCCTTCTGGATAAGAAATAAGCTGAAGAGCATTGTTCATAGCCCATTCTTTGAACGATCCAATATTGTAGGTTCTACCAGGTTCAATCACTATTCCTAATGATTCAAAATAATCAATATCACCTACAGTATTTTCTGTAACAAAGACGTTCAATTGACTATCAATACCATCAGTAATGACAGTCAATTGTTTCGGCTCTTCTTCGTTTGTCTTAAATAAAAGTCTTAACATAATTAAGCCATTTCTGCTACAACCTCAAATTTCTGAATACCACTTTCAGCAGTAACTACAATATTAAGATCTTCTTTTGCATCTAAACCAAGATCTTCTAATGAGAATGTTAAGGTAGATTCTTTTTTATTCAACGAAGCGGCTAAATCTTTACGATCACCACGAATCACTCCATAACGACCAACTGATTCATTCAAATTAACTGAATTAAGGAAGTGAATGTTTATATCCTTAACAGTAGGAAGTGTTGTCGTGATTTTCAAAACACATTCGTCATCACCATTCCACTCAGCATTCACTGCAACTAGTTCATTTAAACCTTGAGGATTGATTTCCAAAGTCAAACCATTGTTTTCTGCAAAAGAAACTAACTCTTCATGCATAACAGAATGACCTACATGCCAATTAAAACCAAGTGCAAGAAGTGCATCACTACCAGCTTGTTCATCTTCGTTAACAGCTAAACCACCTGCAGGTACGATACCACGCATTTCTGTGATAAACACTCGTTTTTGATCGCAACTACCGTCTGTAACGATAGTTGCATCAATTTTCTTATCTGTATCTATAAATCTATAAAGTCTCATTTTTCAATTATGTTTTAATTATTTTCTTTTTTTTGTTGATTTCTCTTGTTATCTCTTCTTGCTATACGATCGCGATATTCACGCAAAAGACTCCAATCTTCATCTGTCTTAGGACCTCTTACACGGATCTCAGATACCTTCATTGACAACTCTTCATCAGAAAGTTTTGAATCTTTTTTAGCACGATCTATAGCTTCTTTAGTTGATTTAGATCCATATTTTTTCTCTTTCTCTTCTAGCGTCTCTTCTTTCTTACCACCATAACGTTGTCCAACGATACCTTTCTTTCGATTAGCTAGAGTGTCCTTGTAAACACCTGAACGTGCTTTCATTAGGGTGCCATCTTCAGCTTTATCCCATTCAACTTGTTGTTCACGCCAATATACTACTGACTTCGTCAAGTCATCATTTACTACTGTAACACGATTCAATGAAATATAATCAATCGCACCATGTTCACGTTCAATAGGATCGATACTCTTCAATATATCTTGAGAAAATTGATATATCTGTCTTTGAGTATAGACTTCCCAATTATTTTGTTTTGCGAGTTTATCAAACTCTTGCCTTGTCATTTCCATAGACTTCCCAATTATTTTGTTTTACAAATTCTTTTTAATTTCACCCGTCTCGTCGTAATACTTTAAATATTTACGAATCCTCGGTGGTAATACATTAGGATAAACTTTTTGAATATTGTTTAGTATGGATAAGGCTTCTCTTACTATCAAAGCTGTGCAAATTGTAACTCTAAACCACTCAAAACCACCAATAGAAGCTCCAAGTATCTTATAACTACTCAAGTTATGGGCGACGATTAAAGCACATCCATAACAAATGACTTTAATTAAGATCTTTTCAAATCCTTCAACGCTGAAATCTTTTTTCTTGATATGGTGTAGAAATCCCATTAGAGTGTCAACAATCATCAAGACAACTAAGAATTTTAAAAATTCCCAGTCACCAAACACATACTTCTCAAACCAACCTACAAAAGGTGTTATCGGAATTGCGACTACTATTGGAATATAGAAGCTCATCACGTAATTTTTCACTCTATTATAAAAGTTATCGTACATATTTTCGAACTTTTGCTTAGTAACCGAATCATGTTTGAATATACTAAACAATCTCTAAAATTATATCCTACGAATTAATTTATGTGTACCTTATTTCTTTCCTTCTAATTTTGCAATCTCTTTCGCTTTGGGATCACGAGCTGTAGCATAAGCTCTCATTTGAACCTCTGTCATTTGGTGCTCACTAGAATTCTTTGATTTATCACCAAACTGATTGAAATTCTCACCCAATTTATTTACACGACTAACTAAACTACTTAATCTCTCAAGATCTTTTGATGATGCATCGTCTTGCCAATTATCACCATATTTATTCATGAGGTTTAAACGTTCTTTACTGATCTCTCCAATGATCTCATCTTTACGATCTTTGTATTGAGCAGCAGTTATTTGACGTTTCAAAGGAGTTTCTTTCTTTTCTTCAGAAGTTTCTTTTTTAGTTCCTTTAGGTTTTGGTCTCCAACCTTTCTCGGTCTTGATATAAAGTTTCCCACCATAAGTCTTTTCTGTGCCAATAGGTTCAGCTTTACGTGCTTTTTCGATTTCATCATTGTCGACTGGTAATCCAACAATACCTTTAAAACGGTTTAATGCCGTATCAGCAAACACGATTTGTTTCGATTTCATAATTGAACCAAACTCTTCTTTTTCTAAGGGTTCAATTTGACATTCACGATAATAAACTACTGATTTAACTAAATCATTGTCAACAACAATCGCACGATTCAAAGAAACAAAATCAGCGGCAGCGCATGATTTTGAAAATTCATCCATTGAATTTTGATTGTTGATGATCTCTTGATTGAATTTCAAGACTTGATCTGCAGTGAAGGTTTCATAACCATTCTTAGCTACAAAAGCATCGAATTCCTTTTTGGTAAACTCTTTTATCGTACCATTCATGATTCTAATGATTTTTAATTATCAAATTTTACTGTCATAAAGATCGTGGTCTTTTTTCAATCAACAACCAATTCTCCAAGATTATTTAACTCCAAGATACAAGTCAATAGTTCGTTGATCGTCTTTGATTCTCCTGATTCTGTCGTTCTGACTTTTAACGCTTTAGCTAGATGAATTATAGAAACCTTCATTTTCTCAAGATCATTGATTTGCTCTTTTGAAGAAGAAAGTTGTTGTTCTAAGGATAAGACCTTAAACTCAAGGTCTTTAACCACTTCATCTTTGTCAACGATATTTTCTGATTCACCTTCATTTGATTTTAACGGTTTTAATACTTTGTCACCAACAACAAGATAACTATCTTTTTTAGGAAGTTTAGTCTCTATCACTTCTTTACCTAATTCCTCAGCTACTTCTTTTAAGACACTGATTGATCTCTTTCCTCTTACTTCGTTTTTGACTAAATAGAGGTCTTTGAGATTCTTAATGATAGTCTTTCCTTCGATCGTATTAATCACTGCTTTCTTTATTCCTTGTTGTTTTACGATCTCAACAACAGTACCAGCGTTTTTCTCTCCATTCTCATCAATAAACTTTACAACTTTCCCAGCTTTAACAAAGTCCATAATTATATCGTATTTAAATTTTTAAAACGTTTTCTTACATGATGTATCTTACTTTTAATAGTACCTAAAGGTACTTCAAAAATCTTAGAAAGCTCTTCGTAAGTATAACCATTAGCATATCCTAATATGATCTTTCTGTCCCTAGGATTGAATGTATCAAGGATTCGAATGATTGTATCATATTCTTCGTTTACTTCATTTTGTTGATCTGAATACAATTTATTCAACTCATTCATTACACCTTCTTCTTCTTGACTACAAGTATCTCTCTTCTTAGAGGAAAGTAGGAGGTTTAAAGTACTATTTTTAGCGATAGTAACTAACCAACTCCTTAAACCACCAGATCCTTCGTATACATATTTATCTTCAGACTTCAACGCTTTTACAAAAGTATTTGAAACGATATCGTCTATATCTTCATCACTTAGGTCTTGATAATATCGTTTCTTCAAATAGTTTGTTAAAAGATTCCTGTAATCATTGAAATTCTTTTCAAGATCTTTCTTTATACTAAACCCCTCCATTTTCAAAATAAGTATGTTTGTTAATGTTATAAGCTAGTTAAAACTTATCAACGCTGGAATCAACCTATTCATATCATCACAATGCTTTACAACCAAATCTAACAATTTATCCATCTTCGATATGTCCCGTATAGAATGCAACTTTGTAACGATCCTGTTTTCAACCATCTCACAGATTATCCCATCTAATCTCATATTCTCGAGCTCATTTATTATCGTGAGTTTATATGATTCCCAAGATTCTTTCTGGTTTTTCCACTTCTCAACACCTTCTTCCATCTTCTTGATTTGAGAGTCATTATGATCTTTCATTTTCAAGAAAGTGATAAACCTTGTTTGCAGATATTTAGGAGTGTTATTCTTTAACTCTCTCTTGTGAAGTTTACTATAAGGAGCCCATTGTTCATAATACACGAATTTAGGTAGATTAAGCACGATATCATCACCACAAATACTTTTCACTTTATCTTCAAAGATCTTTTTCCATTCCCTTCTAGGAGGTAAATTAATCGTATTAGTCCGTGACCAATGATGTTCTCTCTTCATTCTCTCTATTTCATCTGGTTTATAATAGAAACGATCACCAAAATAAAATCTCAATTTATGAAGGATATGTCTTACCATGCATAACGATAAACCAGTATTTTTAGCGATACTAGCACATGATGAATATTCTATCTCACTGGCCCATAATGAACTACCTCTTACACCAGCTTCCTTTTTACATTCTTCAAATAAAGGACAGATTTTATGGCGAAAGTGAAAATCAATATAAAGCATCACTCTATAATCATAGTAATTAACCCGTAATGATTTGTCTTCTAACTTATGCGTCAATAGAAGATAATCAGGTAATCTCTTGATTGTAAAAGGATTGCAATCTTGCCATTCTTTTATCTCAAAGTGTTCATCCTTATATTCAAGGATGCCTTCTTCTAAAAATTCTTTGATGAAGTCTCTTATTACATGAACAGTACCTATCTTCGTATAGGCATGGATTATATTGACAAGATCTGTTAATGATGAATAATACTTGAAACCTTGTTTCTTTGTACCTGTGAAAGTGAAGAGAATCTCTAGGAGTCTTTCTCTCATTTCTTCTTTTCTATTAAATACTCGTACTTTCATTCTGTTTTAAATTTTGCGTAAAAAAACGAAGAATTTTTCAATCTACAAACTCTACATCGATTAACTGATACACAAAAAGAAAAGGCCTCACTCTTGAGGCCTTATTTCCTTAGTTTAACTAAAAACTCTCTAAAATTTAAAATGGAATGAAAATATTTAACAGAAAAGTTTCTTTTCTTAAAAGAGCTAATTAAAAGAATTAGAAACTCTATCTAACTACTTACATTCCCATGCTTTTGTTAGATGCTGTAAAAGTACAATCTTTTCATTCCATTTGCAACGTTTTTACGTTCAATAGGCACTTAACAATATCATTTTCTTTTAACTAATTGATTTCCACGATTTTCGCAATTCTTCCCCTATATCATATTACATATAATCTATATTTACTTTATTCCTATATTAAATAGGAGTGAGAAGAATGATTATTATTTATAATATTCTACTTTAAAACGTTATAAACATGTGATTATCAGCAACAAAAAAGGAGAAGAATCTCACGATCCCTCTCCTTCAAATTAAAATGTCTATAAAACAATTACCAGACCTTATCCTGATTGCGCCTTTTAAGCAGTTGTTGACAGTGGAAAGATATTAAAATAAATCCTTCTAACCAAATTATTCCTTAGAATAAAGTATCGATATAGAACTAGAATCACCATGTCGTATATAAATCCTGGCTAATTTGAATCCAGATTCATAAGTCCTGATACTTTTAGTTATTTTGACCCCTAAAAGGTTGTCACTGCTCGAAACAACAAACCTACTATAAGCTGGGCAGTCATAATCAGTTGTCATCATTGCTTCTTCAAGCCTTTTCATACAATAATAATAATTACCTCCTGCTTGTTTGATACTGATAACCGTTGATGTGACCTTCGAATCTTTTGTAGAGACTTCTAAATCTACTTCTATTTCTTGATCAAGAACGAAAGAATATGTGTATTCTTTTCGATTTTCCTGTGCCTCTTCCATCTTGACCTTGTTAGAAGGGAACATACTATCAATCGCTCTTTTGACTGTTGGTTCTGAAAATGGACTTTGTGACATCCTATCATAGACCATTTGCATCGCCAATTCATTTAAACTAAGCCATTTTGCATCTTGTGAAAACGCTAATAATGACCAAAATAAAACCAATGTTGTTAAAAATAACTTTTTCATGACTTTAAAATTTTTGTGTTTCTTTCTTTCCATAATTCTTACAAAGTACTCTCAATTGAGAGTAAAAGACTTTAGTCTTTCTTGTTTGGAACCAATTGATCAATTCTACACAAGAAGTAGACCAACGATACGTAGTCGAACTTGTCATCCTCCTGATTTCATTTTCTCTAGCTCTACCAAAATGCCAATACGTCACACTTACTTGATAGTAACCCGATTCTTTCTTTAAGATCGAAATATCGAAATTATTGTCACTCATTTTTTGAATTCTTTTAAATTAATAGTTGCTACACAATTCCTTAAAGAAGTTCTATTTGTTTTACAAGCTCCAAATTAAATTCTTTCATTTCTCAACTCCTTTCTTTGTTGTTCGCAATAATCATGAGCTTTTTCAAATTCGACTATTGGACTATTTTCTGCATAAGGATTCCCTCTTAAAGGTTCGTAACCTGTCTCTTTGCATAGGTTATTATACCATTGCATCCTCTCTAATTGACCTTTTGTTTTATTTTCCATGATCTGTTTTGTTTTTATGATTTTTCAAGAATAAATAACCGTCAATAATATTGTTAGCGACTTCTTCTTCCGAAGGGAATAAATCAGGAGATTTACTCAATGCTTCGTTAGCGTATCTCAATGAATCCTCAACTATAGCCATAAGTTCTGGATTCTTGATCATCAAAGAAGTCAACATATCTATCTGTGATTTAGGATCTCCAGCTAAATAGGAGGAAGCTCTTTTACTATCACCAATTAATGCTATCACTTGAAGTGATTTGTTAGTCTCTTGTACTACTTCATCAATATTGATGAGCATTTTTTCAATTGCATTCATATTCTTATGTTTATTATTTTAAATCCCAACCATTTTCTTTGACCCATTCTTCTAAGATCTTTTGATCTTGTTTAGTAAATATGATCAATCCATCGTCATTGTTCTCATTAAATTGGTATATCATTGAATTGATATTAACACCATTTTCATTCTCATAGAATTCTTTCTCTTCAAAAGAGAAGAAATCATTTATCGCTCTTTTTAAATCTTCATCCATATTATCATTTCTTTTGATTATGTCATAAAGATCAGATCTTTATTTGATCAGAGCAACGGTTTGTGTGTTTATTTTCGTTTTCAATGTAATTATTTTTCTTCTGATGAGAAGATAAGGATAGTATAGAAGATTGCTGGTTACATTTCTAAACAAACAAAAACCAGCAAGCGATTCAAAAACACTTGCTGGTAGAATCTATTTTTAAGACAGTTGGTTGTTGACGTATTCAAACAATTTATATTGGATCATATAATCAATAGGAGAGTTCACATCGCCTTCTTTCTTTGGTTCTGGATAATCCTCAAGTCTAAGCCTAAGATTGATAAGGTCGATATCTTTTATCCTTTCTTTATCTTGATAAACCATCAAAGGCACTATTTCCCAATGAGAACCATCTTTATTGAACTTTTTAACCACTCTTTCCCAAAACTTCTTATTGTACCAAACACCACTTGCCATAGCAAGATTATAATAAGAAGTCTCTTTGACTTTGACCCATTTACCAAACAAAGGATAGTAAACCTTATCAGCTAGGAAGATCAAAGGATAATAAATCAATGAATATAAGAAGTTCTTGAATTTAGGAAGTTTGTTACCTGAAATCTTTTCATAGACTTTCCTAAATCCATAAGCAAAATACCAATTATTAGCACCTCTCTTCACTTTAATAGTGTTCTTGAAATGCTTATTACGGTCTTCTACACGATCCCAAGGTTTCAATTTATCTTCGTTGAAAGTAGGTACATATGTCCAAATGTGATGAAGTCGACTATAATAAGGATTGTAAATCGTGTGATTGTTCTCAATTATAAAATACAAGACATTTATCAAGAACATCGAATCTTTCAAGACAGTTTTCTTAGAGAAAACAATAGGAGGTATAAGGTTCCAAACTTGATCTTGACTGATAAAAACACTGAAACAAGGATCTTCGTCTATACCTTCGATAGAAGAACTCCATCCACTATGGATCTTCAATGTATTCCAACTATCAATATCACTAGAAGAGATATCGTCTCTTACAAAAAAGCCTGGTTCAAAAATATTCACGATATTCCACTTCATCCTACAAGCGATATCTGCATTATGTACGAGCCTATATAGAGCATGTAAACAATTAGAATAGTTAGTTTGGGAATCACTCAATAGATAGTAAGTCATTAAATACGACAAATTGATCGTACCATCCCCTATTTCAACCCTCTTTGAATTGTTTCTCTCGTCAAAAGTCACTTTTGCTGCTGGTATCCATGTACCATTGTGATATGGATCTTTGTCTTTCGACAGGAAGTAATTGTCGAAAATCTCTTTGTGACCATAAAATTTCTCTGATATGTTCATAATTAAATGATTTATATTTAACATGTTATAAAGATAAGGAAGAAATTGTTTCACAACAACCTCTTCCCAAGAAACAATAATAAAATAAACTTACATAATCATCGAACGTATCATTTACCCTTACTACACAAAACTAAGTACTAATAAACCCTAAACAAAATCTCTTGTTTTCACAAACAAAAGGATTTCTACTCTCGAATATGAATTTATCACGTTGCAAATATAGCTATTTTATTTTGATCTATGAGTCTTTTTTTGTTTTGTTTTTCTTTCTTCTTTTTTGAATAGACTTTTGAAAGTGAAGATCTCTTGATTTAGATTTCTTGATTTCGAACCAGTTTCTTCTTTCTGTCTTTTGAAAAGGAAACTCTCTACTAACACTTGAAATCAGGAAACTCCTATCACATATATCACTAGGCTCATCGTAATAAAATGATGATTTAGTCCATGTATCTGCTTTTATGTCTACCATAATAATTATTTTATAAAATGTCTGTAGATACACAACACTATTAACTCGATAACTACTAAGATTATCGCCCAAAGGAAATATTTATCGATCTTTTTCATTTTCTTTCTTTGATTTTGAATCAATTAACTTTTTCTCCCATATCAAATAAATGATCAATAAACCCATTATAGGTAACCAAGGATCATCTTTACTAAATAGGATCATTATAACAATCACTATAATTGATAGGATCACTTGTAATGCGATTCCAAAACATTCTACTATTGACTTATTTGTTTTCATAATCTTTTATATTGTGCAGAGCGAAAGCCCTGCGGTTGGCCTATCACTATCAGGTCATATCATTACTTCTGGTTTTTCCATGTATCATAATCCGACGTTGACTCAAAGCATATGAACCCACCATATACCTTGGCGATTACAGCGGGAGTAAACGGACATTCTTTAATCGCCTTATACCTTGTCTCTACTTGTGCAAAATATGTTCTCATGACTTTTAATTTTAATTATTATTACTGTTTCTTTCTTTTGATGTTGTAAAGGTCCGACTACTTTTTGATCTGAGCAACAATTTATACAATTATTTTTATAAAAATGATCCATACCAGTGAATCACTTCTCGGGTATGGATCTAAACTTAAAACCAATAACTATAACACTAAATCCAAAACACATTTAAAGATACTTGATTATTTCAACAATTGAAAACCCATAAAAAAGAAATCTCTTATTTCTTCCAGGTTTACCTTTAAATTTTGCTTCCCCTGAAATGAGTGTATCAATATCACTATTAGTTACGTCGTGTTTAAAAACACATCCTTCAAAAGAGAAAGATTGACTCTTGAAACCATCTCTATCGTCTAATTCGACAACCTTATAAGTACAAGATTTACCTAGACGCCTCATTTCAGTGACTGTCATTATCTTCTTGTTCATACCAGATTCTCCTTGATTGATTTTAAATAATTGATTTGTCGTAAAATCAAATTACAACATTCACCTACATAGGCTTTCTTTTCTTTCTTGAAGATCTTGAGATATTTTTCGATATCGATAAGTTCCATCTCTCGATCAATGACCTGTTTATATTCTCCTAAACATTCCAAATCTTTCACTTCTTTAAATAAGTCATTCCTCTTTTCGACTAAAATCTGGAAGTTTTCAATTAATTGTTGTTTTGTAATCATACTAATATCTCTTTAGGTTTGTTGAACATTGTTTGATACGCTTTATTTAAGCTAGGGAATACTTTGATGAATTCCTTGTGAGAAACTAGGATTTTGTTAGTTAACTTCGTATAAACGATTTTACACCCGTTTCTTTCAAATCTTTTGATGATACGCTCTTTCTTCATGACTAAAATTTGTTTTGTTGTATGATGACAATTGATTCAATATCCTCTGAGACTCGTTTTAATTGTGATTGGACATCTTCTTTTATAATTTGATCAATCTTATTCAAAACAACTTGACTCAATAGATCGGTTTCTATTCTTTTCGAAGTATTACTAGTTCTAGTATAACAATATCGAAAATTGATCTCTCTTAAAAGAGAGTCAGTAGATACTTCATCTAATTTATCTTTTAAAGACGTTAACTGCTCTTTACGTTTAAAGAGCTCTTCTAACTTTCTCAACTCTTTTAATTCCATATGCTTATAGATTAATATTGTTTTCAATTGCGCAACAAGCTAAGATCCATGCTTGTTTATCAGATATAATTGCTACCAAACGATTATAAGGATTCATGGAACTATCAATAGTAGTCGCTACTTTAGAAGCGAATCCTTCTGTTTTCTTGATCTTTTCCAAGAAAGAACCTAAATCATTGAATGCGATCTCATAATACGAATGATTATAAACTCTATCTGTATTGGATAGATTCTTGATCTCATTAGCTAACTTAGAAGCTGCTTTGTATTGTTCTGTACCTTTTACAATCATGACTTTATGTGTTTATATAAGGTTTACTTTAGTAAACCTTATAGTTGTAACATCTTTTGAATTTTTAATTTCTCAGAGGCCTTGAAGTATGACCAATTCATTCGAGCTGTTTGAGAACCAAACTTATAAATTACCAAAAGCGTTGTCTTTTTACTTTCTTTTTCATCGATTTCAATACCTACACACTCAATATCGTACTCATCCATATACTTAGGTTTCATTGTACATACAACAGATTCGTTAAAATTGATAGTCTGTTTACCTACTATACCAAGTTTTTTTGCTATTTCTGATTGTGTCATTGTTCTCATGATCTTGTATGTTTTAATTATTACTGTTTCTTTTTCTGATGATGTAAAGGTCTGAACAATATTTCGTCTGAGCAACTTTTTACAAAGAAAAAGTCTCACCAAATGAAAATAATTTCAAAATAGTGAGACTTTCAATATAAATCAATCTTCTTTACTAGGTTTGATCACAATTTCTTGCATGAAATTAGGGAAGTCTTTTCTTACGTCATAACATGGACAACTTTTAATCCATTCAAATGGTTCAATGATACCATTGCCATTTGCATCAGGACTTAAATCCCTGTGACCACATACTTGAAAAATAGAAGGATATTTGCCAGTAAGTTCTCCGACAAGCTCTTTAATAGCGCTCTTTTGAGCTTCTGTACGTGTATCACATGCTTTTCCACTTTCATCAAGACCACCTTCATAACAAATACCTATAGATTTCGCATTGTAACCTTTTGCATGAGCTCCGATCTTTTCAAGAGGCCTGCATTCATGTACTTTACCATCTTTAGTAATGTAGAAGTGATATCCAATGTCGTTGAAACCTCTTGCTAAATGATCTCTTTTTAATCTTTCGACCGTATAATCCGTACTTTTCATTGTAGCTGAACAATGGATAACGATCATTTCTAATTCTCTCATTCGTTTTTCACTTAAAAATCTACGGATTTCGAATTTTTCTTGGTCATCAAATGATATCTCATTATCAAGCGATTAGGCTGCTTTTACATACAAGGAGAAACACCTGATGACCAAGTTTCGTTTATTGTTTCATAGCTTCTGCTACTTTAACAGGATCGTCCCATCCATTTTTAGCGTTCTCAAATGCCATATCTAACAATTTGGTAGAAGTACATTCTTGTACCATTTCTCTTTTTGGCCACCAAAGATGAAAACAGATCTCACCAGTATCATCATGTCTAACTATCTGTAACTCAAAGTTTGGATCAAGTTTTTTGAATGCAGCTTTGTACTTTTCCAACTCTTCTTCAGCCCATACAGTATTTTGTCCTTTAATAATAGGATCTGTAAGCTCTTCACTTGTAGTTTCGTTAGTGTTTAAAGTTTCTTCTTCTGAAACTGCCATAGTCCTCATCATCATGACACTAGCATCATTATTTTTCCAAGCTGGAGTATCAGGTAAGATCGTATCTGGTACAAGGGCTATTAGTTTGGAAAATTGAGCATAATCAGTGTTTTCGATTTTCTTGATCTCTTCATTGACTTCTTCAAGAGTTCTTGTTGACATCGTTGAAATGCCTGATTTCAAGTTAGTTTCAAGTGACTCTTTTTCAGTCAATAACTCTTCTAATCTATCACTATTCTTGATTACCTCAGGTAATACAAGGACTTTATACAACTCATTTGCCTCTTCATCAGTCAATACTGGGATTTCAATGTTTGCAGTGAATGTACGGTTGTTAGTCGTACAATAGTCCATTAGATTAGCGAGCTGTTCTTTAGTCGTAAACGTGAATCTTGCTACTTTTGATACAACAGTTGCTGCCATAAAATTAAACTTTAAATTGTTAATAATTAATTATTTAAATTGTCTTACGAATACTTTTATCTCTGAGATCCTGATTATATTAGGATCTTTAATTACTACTTTACCATCTGATTCGAATGTATCGTAATCAACTAGGATCGTATCAAGGAAATCTTCAAACTCTCTAATTTGGTCTTCATTAAGACCTGATACTTTTACTTCTAATTCTAATTTCATAATTTTATCTATTTTCTTGGTCTAAAGATAAGACCTATTTTATTTGTTTCCAACAAGTTATCAGTAAAATAAAGGATCCGATCTTCTCAGACAGGATCCTTTCAAATAAACAAATAACATTATGGAAAATATGTATTTTATTTAGAACAATCTTCAGCGATCTTTCGTAATCTCTCAAGTCGTTCTTTTACAGTCTCTTTTTTCTTGATTTCTGTGAAAGTAGCCTCTTCTACAGGCATTTCTCTCATTTCTTCTAGGAATTTTTGATTCAATTTAGCCAATGAAGTCCAATCGTTGCAAGCCCTGATCGCATCACCTGGTAACATGATCTTTTCTCTACCTAACACATTCTTATTGAATCCGTTAAAGTCCTTATAATAAGACGACGCAAGTTGTGCGATCAATATTGCAGGATCGATATTACTCTTAGCTGCGACTATACCTACTACGATAGAGTTGATAGGTAAGGTCCTCATCATTCTATCGATATTCTCTTGACCATGCAAAGTAGCAGTGATATCGATCTTACCATCTACTGTGAGTTTCAGTTCGTTACCTTTGACTTCTTTTCTTGCTTGTTCCAATATATTTCGGATCTCTCTTGAGAAGATCATAGCTTTTTGCTCTTTCTTTTGTTCCATATAATATTGGTACTTTATATGGAGGTCTACTAGGATCTCATTGAGTATCTGTAATCTACCTGCTTCACTTGCGATCTTATATTGGTCACTTGATGCTAAGAAAGTAGCACGTCTAGCATCTATCTCTGCCTTGTTTTTAGCAAAGAATCTCAGGAGGTCTTTTTGGCTTAGGAATACATTGTTCCTCTCTTGCATTATCTTTCTAACATCCTCAATACCATTCATTTCACCAAATAATTGTACTACTTGGTTCCAATGGTCTGGAGGTAAGGTCACATCTTTTTCACGTTTATATGCATCTATATAAGCTCTCTTTTTGTAGGCATATTCACGGATCAATGGTGCGAATCGTTCTTTTTTTATCTCATGAGCATCTCTTACATCCTCATCGCTACCACCTCTCACCTTGATCATTCCTTGAATGTTAATCTGCTTTAAATCAATCGTTTTCACTTCTCCATCAGCAGATTCAAACGTAAACCAACGATCTGGGCACTCATCAAGTCTTCTCCTGGCTGCCTCACTTAATAGGTATTTGTCTTGTACTTCTTGAGACATTTGGAGTACTGCATCAGGTGCTTCTTTCATGATCTCATCTATCTCTTTATTACTTAAATCCTTGAGAGTCATGTTGTATTTCTTTCTTACACCCTTTTTAAAATCGCTTTTTTTTCGCTGGATTCTCTCTTCACAAGTCTCTAGCGAGACTACTAACTTCTCTTTTTCCATAATTTCTTTTCTTTGTTTCTTGTGTAAAGATAGGAGGGTTATGACATGATTCACAACCCTCCTCTTACTTATTATGTGCCTATTTTCACTTTTCTTCTTTCTTCTTGGTTAGAAGAATTAAAGGACCAAATGTCATTGCTAAAAGGACATCATCATATTCTGTTTGTTCTGGTTTGATTTCTTTCTTGTCAAGAAAGATTAAACCTATCGCCATCCAAAGCACTGAAAGACTTACTACGATTACAAACCCCATTTCTATACTCATGATTTCAATCCTCCTCTTGTTTTTTAATAATTTGCTCTTTTTTTGATTATGACCTAAAGGTCCGACCTTTATTTCAATGGAGCAACGATTTATAGGATTTTCTACGAATTAAATTCAAAACAGTCTGACCTATCTTTTTTGAATGGACAGTCTCTTTCATATTCACAACCCTTACAATTGTGATTACTCTTTTCAATTGGATCTTTTAAATCCTTCTTTGTGTAGGGTTGTTTGTTTTCATCTTCTAGTCTTGCCATAATTCTATGTTTTTAAATGTTATTAAGTCTTTTCTTTTTGATCTTGAAGAAGTTCACATTTCGATCTTACTACATTCTATGAACCTTTCTAAACCTTATTTATCGTTTTGAGATTGTTTACTCTTCTCAAAAGATTCTTTGTCTTTTAATGCTCTTTTACAAGCTCTTGCTTTCATCTGAGAAGGACAATCACACTTTTTTCTCTATTGTACCATATACAATAATCACATTGATGCATATTAATACTTTTTGTTTTGATCCCTTTTATATATTATAATATATAAAAGGGATTTATGGGTTTAATACCAAATTTCGTTACCAACGATCAGTTTCTTTTGTTGATCAATCATTGTCTTTGTTTCTTCGATCCGTTGAAAGAAAAACGAAGGCCCTTTAGCTCCAACAGATTTTGACTTCGGTCTATCTACAACTAGATCTTTCTTCTTTTTAACTATCACTTCCATAATATTATTTATTGTTTTATCTAAAGATCAAACTATTGATCCTTTTTACCAAGGATCTCTTCAACTTCTTGTGTATCAAGGATTTGAATAAGTGTTTCGCAATAAAAATAAAAATCATCTACTAAATCATTACCATTCTTTAGTGTCACTTTACCAGACACTATTTTATCATCATTACCTGCTTTTCGTTCGTGTTTGAAAATTGCATCTGGTGAGATATAAACATTAAAATCACCATAAATATCGAATTCTGAGAATCGTACAATTTTATAATATGCGAATGTTAAATCATATGATTCTCTTAACTTTCCTATAGTCATGACTTTCTTATTGTCGAAATACCAATCTAGGGATTCTTTGAATTTTCTCAATTCTCCTTCTGTCAGACAAGGAAATGAAGTCGTATTGTTCCCTATTTTTAGACTTAGTTTCAAATCTCTGTTAGACCCTGTATCTTCTCTTTCGACAAATACTTCGATCTTTCTATCTTCTTTAATCATCTTTGTTTCCATAATATATCTTATTTTATATAGGGTGTTTTCACACCCTACTAATTATTTTACTTCGTATGTCACAAATCCAACAATTGAACTGTCGTTTCTACCATTTATCACCACTTTCTTACATTCTACTATTAAATAATTATTGAATCCACCTTCTTTTATACAATACGATTGCCATGGATAACGATTGAAATCTTCAATCTTTCCATTGGAATATTCAATCATTTTCTCAGCTCTTTGGTTGAGAGCTTCTAATACACCTTCTTTTGTACTGAACATTTGTGAACCAATCCAATAGATCTCATTACCTCTGATTATCACTTCTCTGTAGACTTTCATATCGCTGTTTATTTTATCAATTACTGTTTCTTTCTTTTGATGTTGCAAAGATCAGACCTTATTTTCGTCTGAGCAACTTTTTACAAAGAAAAAGTCCAGAAAAATTAATTCCTGGACTTTTCCCAACATCAAAAATACAAAGCTACGCATTCACATGGATAGTAAGTCTAAATTTACCAAAGGCCTGTCTGATCGTCAACTTTATACTTTTTTGAGGAGAGCCTTTCGTCGTCTTTACTGTTAGAGTCTTCGTTCGAACTGCTGTTCCAGTATTTTTAGTCGTAGAAGAGGCACTAATCGTACCATTTCCAGTCCCTGTATAAGTCAACGAAATGTTTCCACCTATCGAATCTCCCCAAGCGATTGTTTTCGTAGCCATTACTATCTCCTTTCTTTTTATTCAACCGTCCAATCTGTGTTAGAAACAACTTGTGCAGAAACAGCAGTTCCTTCCCAACTCAACTCGATTGTCTCAGGAGTCACTTGTAATGTAGGATCACCAGCGGATTGTGTTAATGTACAAGTAGCTTTTTGACCACCAGCAGCAGTACAAATGATCTGTTTAGACAACGAAGTTACAGTAGTATTCGCTGGTACACTGATTGTGATAGAAAAACTGAATTGTGCATTAGCACCTGGATCTCCAGCGATTGCTACATTGTTACTTGTCTCAACAGAGTTAGCTGTATACTTCGTAGGTAAGGAAATGTTGAGTGTACCTGTACCTAACGTAAAGTTCAACTTAGAAGAGTTACTTGTACCTGAGATTGTCACGTTGCCACCAGCTTTACCTGCAGACGCAGATGATTGCATTGTGATGAATTCTGGTTTACCAGCTTGATTTACAGTCTTTGGAATATCATCTACTCCTGCTGCTTTAAACGTTGCCACTCCAGTTCTTGCCGTACGTCCTGTGTGCGGAGATGCTGTACTAAAATCTACTGTTCCATTACCTGAACCAGATGTTGGGTTAATAGTCAGCCAATTTGGTTTTGCCATGATTTATAATTTTAAATTAATTATTCTACTTTCCAATCTACATTGGATCGAACTTCGACACTTACAATAGGATCGTCCATTGTGATCCAAACCGGACCTGTTGGAACAACATGTAAATAAGGTTCTTCTTTACTGTTGTCGACAGCAGGAGGAGTTCGAGATGGACCTACATAAACATCTCCGATTTGTCCATAAACACTAGGGATTAAGGGGTTCTTTGTTTCCATCTTTCTCAATATTTGCGATAAAAATAGACAAAAAAACCAAAATCAATGAGATTGAAACAATTAAATTTCACTAACTTCAAATAATAAAGGAAGATCGTCAAGTTTTGCAATGACACAAGGCTCTTTGTCGTTGTCATTATCATTGCAATTTGCAAAGATAACACGACAACCTTCTTTAAAGATCCTAAAGGTCAAGACGTGATGTTTTGTTTCAATCGCTTGAAAACGATTATCAACTCCACATTCTTGTGTCAAACGTTGATAAGAAGTCTCATTGAGGTTCAAACCAACATAAAAGATTATAATCTCTTCTCTTTTTGAAGATTCTAAGAAGTTGACAATTTTAGTCGCTTCCATTGAAGTGAAATTCTTTGTATTCACTTCGTCGTTTAATGTGATACATGCACATTTACTTAGTAAGATCTTATAGATCTCATCTCTTTTTTTCTTAATTTCTTCGTTTGTCATGATTAAAAATAATTGTTGAAGATAGAGGAGCACTAAAAGCAATATTTCTTTCATTATTGATTTGATCGTCTCGTTCTATGATAAAAAATCGATTATATTTTTCGTCGATCTCATAGTAATATGATTGATCGTAACTAAATGCAGAATGACCTTCAATTTGAACTATAATTTCAGTCCTTTTAATAATTATTCTTATCATCTTTCAATTAACTTTCTTAATATTATCTAGTTCCCAACTATCACCCTTTTTTACCCAAAGACATTCTACAGAAAAATCTTTTTTGTTATTTGCAGGATCTATAGCTGCTATAAATTGACGATTCTTCATTGTCTCCGCCAAAGTGTCTTTACTGAAAAGTAAATATTCTTCTCTACTGATTTCAATAAAGTGTGTACTTAAATTACAAAAAAGAGGAATAGAACTACATTTTTCATCAAATACACATTCATGACAACCATGGAATTTTGATTGTACTTCTTTGTAGAAACAACCATCTATTTCAAATACCTCTCCAATCATAATTTCATAATATAAATAGGTTCAATACAATCAGTGCAAGTACTGATCCAAAATTTAGGATCTATCTTTCTCCCCTTTTTCACAATGATCATATCATCATTATGAATACATTCGTTAATCAGGTCTAATACATCTTGACTAAAATCTTCTTTCACACGAGATTTATTAACCAGACCAAATTTACAATATCCTAGTTTATAAATCTCACAATCATTAGAACATCCTATAGGATGTGGTGAGTCTAATTTCTTTAATTCGTATTCCATATTATTTTAATTTAAACCATTTACTTCTGTTAGTCTTAGCAAAAAGCCTTTTTTCGATCATCTTCATAGCTAATTCATCATTCTTCGAAATTGGGCGTTTCCACTTGTTTTTATACTTCCACCAATCAATAAGCTCACCTATTATTTTTTCATAAGATAAGCCTTCTTTCGGTTTTAAACCTTCTTTTTGACACCTTCCAACTAACATAAGATAGAAAGCATCTTCTTGATCTTGTTCTTCTAATAAACACTTCCTCAACTTTTTTAAAATTGGAAGGTATTCTAGATAATTAGGACGATCAATCCTACTATTGAGATAAAATTCAATATCATCAAGATTGAGTTGATCGTAATTAATGACCGTCGATTCATCTCTACTAAATTTAAAAAATAAACTGTTCTTTCTTTCGTGACTACCATTCCAATCCCATCGAGGATCGTCTGGAATATATCTAATTCCTAATTGTTCTCTCTTTTCTTCTATTCGTTTATGTTCTTTCCAATATATATCGTTAATGAATGTCTTGTAGACCATATATACACCTTCACCTGGAAAAGTTGGAAGACTCCATTCAGAATAAGATCTCAAGAATCTATTCTCATACAACCTTTCTTTAGCAGGTTTCCAATCTTCGACACTTCTACAATAAACGATTCTACTACCTTCTTCAATGGTAGAGTTGATCATCTTTTTCCACTCAGCAAAAGGTAATCTATTAGTAGGAAGACATAATTCATCGTCATAAATCAACCTTAATGTTTCCTGGGATTGTTCAATATTATTCATAAGGTTGATCTTTTCTTTCATTGGAGAAAATATATCTGTACGATCAATTAATCCTTGGATAAAGAAAACGATCCTTTGATAGTAATAGGTGAGATCTTGTATTTTTTCTTTATCAAAGAAATTCACTTCATTATCTTCGATCTTCATTTTGTCCAAAATCTCTTGAAACTCTTTCTTTCTAGGAAAGAGTCTTTCTGGTACTGTCATTTTATCAGTATAAACCCTATATAAATTCTCTCCATTCCTCATTAGGAAGTAAGGCATTTTATTCCGTATATCAATTTCTTCCTTACGTCTATCGGCGTCATAATAGGTTTTGTTTTTTCGTCTTGGTTTGAATACTACGATTGCTTTCTTCTCTGGTATTAAGATTTCATAATGTTTATCTTTTAGAAGCCATTCGTCGAATTGATCAATTTGGGTCCAATCAAGACCTTGATCATCAAGAATACCAACTTCTTCATCCATAAACAATACTTTTTGTCTCAAAGTTAAAGGTTCGTTTTCATCTGCTGTTTGACCAGCTTGTAATTGAAAGAGTTCTTCTTCAATCCCTAGATAAAGTTCTATCACACGTATGACTCTCATGATCTTTTCTACTTGTCTCATCATGATACTTAATTGATTGTCAAGTTTCCGTCTCATGATGTCAAACTTCTCTTTCATTTCACACAATTGAAAATTAAGCATCTTTTGTAATTGTGTGGTCTTTGATTGTAAGATTTCGATAGAATCTTTCATAGCCAAGAGATTTTCTTTTGAGTTCATAGCTACAAGTTCAGTACTAGCTTCAAAAGAACTTGAAACCTCATAATCTTGGATACCGTTTATTTGAGCATCTAAACCTCTTTTATAAAGATCATCTAAATTTGCAATAGGGGAGTTTAATGAATAATAGTTATTTAGCTCTTTCAAACTAGAATGATAAGGATCAGTCCATTTGTTCTCTACAAATGAAACAAGTCTCTTATATGAAACTAAAAGATATTTTGTAGAAGGATCGTCTTTTCGATATTGTTTTTCCTCAATTTCTTGGATTCGAATGATCTCTTCACCTCTCTTGTCAAAGAAAAGATCTCCAACTTTGATCCCTTCTTTAACCTCTTGAAGTCTATCTCGTTTCAATTGTAGTTCCATGTGTATAATTTAATTTGACCTTTTACTATATTTTAATAACTTCCTCCAAAAGAACTCATCGTGACTCAATCTAAACACTTCTGGATTCAAGAGCAACTCTCCATCTGTAGATGTGTAGAGTTCGTCGTTTAAATAAAAGTCCACTTTACTACCAAAATGATAAAATTCCAACTTATACGTAAGGTTATTTCCACGAAGAGATTTACTCTTTTTTATAAGAGTGCATTGGCTCTTCCACCAAAGATCGTAATCTTCTTTTATATTCCAATTTGTCAACTTTGCCATGATATTGTTTCTTTAATTATACCATAAAGGTCCGACCTTTATTTCAATGGAGCAACTTTTTACAAGATTTTCTTCTTGGATAGGCAAGTTTTTCTAGTTCAGTAGTATTTATCTTTGTAGATATGTGTTTTTCAATCCTATAATAACCCCTTGATTCTCTAGAGATGAAGCTAGCACACATCAACCATCTTACTAATTTCCTGATTGTCGCCTCAGTCAACCCAACTTCCATATAGTAAAGATCAGGGATCTCAAAATGAACCCCAACCCTCTTATTCATCCAATCCCTGATGAGATCGAAACCACTGGCTTCGCCTTTAGCTACTCTTCCCATAATTCCTCTTATTTAATCGTCATTTGTTTAAAATCAAATCTTCTATCAATGTCTTTGAGACTACACGTACTACACTATCCAACCTGAAACACCAATCATCCATAATTTTTTTAGCTCTTTCACCAGCATGACCATTATCATATGCCTCTACTAATATACTTCTCTTATAAGATTTTATCTTACCATTTGATGTTTCGTCGAAATAATTGCAATCACACTTGAAGAAAAATTTCTCTTTCCTTGTTTCTTCACTTAACAAGTACAAACCATCAATCTTTAAAAGATCTATAGGAAGTATATCAATATTGTTAGTTGTCAAATTGATACCCCATTTTGTAGCAAGAGCTTCAGCTTCTGTATAATTGACAGCTTCGATCAATACATGTCTGTGATAATTTTTCATTTTACCAGGACGAGGATCTTCTTCATCTTCGTCCCAATAATTTATTGTACAATCAAAATACATTATACTAACTCCTCTTCTATTTCATTAATACATTCGTAAGTTTCAATTCCTATCTCTTTTATATCTCTTTCTTTTGATGTTGTAAAGGTCCGACTAAATATTTAGTCGGACCAACAGTTAATGACAACATTTTTTCAAAAAAGATATATTTTTCTTTGCAAGTTCAATCTGTTTGTCTGTCATACTAAACTCAAAGTAATCCTTTGGAGTAGGATATCTTACGAATGGATCGTTTTCAAGGTCTAAATCATTGATCGCAGCTAAAATAGGATAGCAACTATCAGTTGATCTCATATTCGAGAGTCCCTTATACATAAGAAACTCTCGACAATCACTCATACCTAAGCAATGATAGTTCTTTTTATAGATCAAAGGATACTTTTGTAACTCATATACCATTATAATACGTGCAATATCAATGTCTTTATCCTTTTCCTTTATACCATATACATAAGGTATCGTCTTTTTTGATAAACCAATTGTCGTAACTTCTTTAAACGTAGACATGGCAAACAACAATGATTTGTACTCTGAAACTGTCTGAGCTTGAGGACAAGCAAAGATACCTACACCTTCCATATTAGTTTTTTTCATCTTATTGATGAACCAAACTAGGTTTGAAACTGTTATACTTGAGTTATACAACTCATCTGTTGGAATCACTTCATTAGGAAGGATCTCCTGTGTTAACTCGAATAACTCCTCTTTTTGAATGATTTCACCTTCATCTCCAGCACCGTTGTCAAGTATCAAGAATCTACCTTGTTCTTTTGCCTTTTTAGTGTACTCACGATATTCTGGATATTTTTTATACAATTGTGCTAAGATGTAGAAATTGTTGTCTCCTAATTCGCTCAATTCTAGGTAATTAAGAGGCGGTGTTACAAATACTTCCATATCAAACTATTTTTAAATTTTCATAATTGTCAATCAAAAATAAAATGAGTTCATCTAAACCAAGTTTTCTCTCCTGAAGTTCAACTTGTGTAAACGACAACAACTTATCTTTGTCAGCATTTCTTTTATCAAAACGTTCTCTTCTCTCTGTTGTCGTTGAATTTAGAAGGATCCTATCAATATTGATCATATACGGACCAAAAAATTTTTCAAAAGCTAAAAATAAACTTTTCTGTCTGATCCCCACGATATATACTGTATCTATCTCTGGATTAGATTCTAATTTTTTAATGATAAAATTAAATATCGTTTGATCTAATGATTCTTGAAAGATCCTCTCTTCTTGCTTTTTCAAGATCCTTACTACTTCACCAATCTCAAATACGAAGGTTTTTTGATTGAGCTTTTGAGAAGTTAGATGTTTGATTAAATTGTCAACGTAAGTTGACTTACCAGAACAAACCCTACCGAATACGTAAGTCACATTCTTGATATTTGAAGAGAATTTCAACTTTTCTTCTTTCTTGTATTCAATATCGTCGTCACAATAACATTCTCCATCTTCAAGAGAGACTAAAGCATAATTTTCATCATCTTCACTGACTTTCACACTATCAGCATGAAAAACGAACATCAAATCTTTAGCGATCATTTCACAAGACATCTTGTGAAAATCCAATGCATTGAGTTCTTCTTGATAATATTTCGAGTGTAAATATTTGATCACTTCTCTTTTCAATAGAAGGAACTCTTTATCTCTATTGTCATGTTTCACAGAGACTCTTACTTCGATATGAAACATATGTCTATGAGGGTACTCCAAGAACTTCACCGACAGACCATGTTTCTCGCTTGCATCTGAATAATAATGCATCCCTTCTACACTCAACTTAACACCTATAATTGTTTTCATGTTTTTAATTTTTAAATATAAAATCCTGGATATGACTTTTCTCTTCTTCAATAGAAATCTTAGGAAATTCTTCTTTCTTTAGAAGAAGTTTACGCATTCTTATACTACGTATTGACCGAAACAATTCTTTAGGATTCATATCGTTAATATCGGTAATCGAATGTTCTCCTAGCTCTTGAAGAGCTTCTTCAATTGTTTCCAATGCTTCTTGTTCGTTACTATTTACATAGTCTTCGATAAACTCACGTAACGAAAGGCTTTTAATCTTTTTAATTTCCATAATCTTAATAAGTTATTTTGAATCTGTTTTTAGCTCTTTCTTTCGAAATACCATACATCTTACAATAATCTTTCTTTTTCTTTTGAAGGATCGGGAATGAACCTTCTACAAGAACTTTTCCATCAAGTAATAATTTCCCGATCTTCTCTCCTCGAATGTTTGGATCTTTCTTCTTTATCGGAAGATCCCATTGATTCTTGTGGTATACGAATCTCTTTAACTCTTCTTCCATCGTTTCGAATTTTTGTGATCATAAATTGTATCTCTCCTATTTTCAAATTTTCTATATTAAACATTTATTTCTTTGATATAAAGATAGCTCTAATTTTACAAAGATACAAACATTGTATCTAAAATTAGAGCTACCACTGATTAATAATGAACCTATTTAAATACTACATTTTCCACCCATACATGCAGTAGCTACATCACTACCTGCGTCTCTAATCTCATGTTCCCATCTAACAGATTGCCACTCGATTGACTTTTTGTTTTTAATTTTTTGCCAAGTGTGGAAAATATTCACATGCTTTAAACAGTTAGCACATAACTGTTCGTTCCCATTGAAATAATTGATGGCAAATTTTTTAAATCTTCTTACCCAATCTTTTCTCATATCGACTTTATGCTGTAAATAAGAAGAAATAGCGTTTACATCGCTTATATGAATACCATCTATATTCACTAGGAGTTTACCATTCTCAAGATGTTTCTTGATAAATGCCAAGAGATACTCATCTGAAAACACCAAGAGATTATCTGCACGTCCTTGTGCTGCGTTACATGCAGTCCATATATCTCCAAATACTTGCAATCCATCCACAATCAAACCAGATGAAAGAATAGCACCTTGACCATAAGTCTCAGCTAATTCTTTTTCGTTTAAATAGGAAGTATATGGTGCTTGTGGATAATCTAAATCACCGCTCTCTGGTAAGAAACTCAAACCACAGAATCCTTTCTTGTGATCCCATATCCAATCAGCGACTTTCTCCCATTCGTCATCCTTAACAGAGACAGTGCAACTTACATTCATACGGATCTTGGGATTCTTTTTCGTAGAAGGATGATCCCAATTTGTACCATTCTCTATCCAATTCATTTTAGTGGAATAGATTCTTTTTAAGAAATCTATTGTAGAGAAATCTACTCGTACCATTGTATTCTCATCTAGTTCCACAGGAAAAGAAAGTACGCTTTCACCCTTGGGATTCCAGAATGATTTAGAAATTATTTCTGGATGAACCTTTTGAATCTCTTGAAGAGCTTGTTCGTTGTTGTTTGCTTGTATATTCCTGATATATTTCCGGAAATGATAGGCATGTATACCAGATCCACAACCAAGTAATTGTGATGCATTGCCAGATGGTTTTATGACAGTTGTCCTAGCTGCTGGATTGATTCCAATGATATCCGCTACTAATTGATTAGTTTTCTTAACTATTTCTGCACCATTTCTCTGAATAGTCTCGTTAAATAATATCGTAGGATTGTCTGCCATTCCTGTAATACCAACTCCAATCAAAGCATCTCTCTCAGCGATCTTCTTAGAAGCATTTGTCAGAACAGGGAAATCTGTATATGCTGCCTGAAATGTGCCTAATATAGCTGCTGCTTCACACGCTTTATAAAACTCTTCCTCTGTTTTAATACGTGCACCATTAATTTCACAAAGATTACAATAACCCCAACCATATTCAATACTTCCATCTTCGTTCTCATATTTAGGGATCATCGATACCTCGCAATTGTGAACAACTACTCCTTCACTGTATAAGTAATTTTCTTCGCCTTTTGTGATAATTATGAAATTATGTTCTGGAGCTTCTACCGATATATCAAAGACTTCTTTTTCTTCTGTTAATGAAATAATATCAATTACACTAACATCGTCTTTTAAATAAGATTTATCTTCGATTGACTTTTCTACAATCTCTCTATGATCTATATGCTCTTGATATTCTTCAATCCCTAAAACAATCTTTTTAAATTTAGACCAGGAACCATCGAATCTATTCTTTGAAAAATTCAAAGGAAAACGAGAATCTAATTCTATGCAATTCTTGCGAGTCAAAAGTAAACCCGAAGAAAGCACCTTCTTTCCTATCTCAATCAAATCCTTATTAGATAATCCCTTGAAATTATTATTTTTTTCAAGAGTTCCATTGATAGAACTGTTCAACTTCCTTCTTACTCTTTCTTCTTCTGTGAGTTTTTCAATTTGATTAGGATTATTGATTCCTTTACGTCTCTCAGAAGTCTTATTTAAATGATCTTCTCTTGATAAAAGTTGAAGATTATCAATGAAATCTCCTCCATCATCATCGATATGATCGATTTCATAACCCTCTGGTTTTTGTCCATTCAAAAATTCCCATAACATTCTGTATTGTCTTGCGTGTCCATCTGAAAAACTATTGATCGTCCTGTATTTGACACTTTTTGTCGTAAAGAATTTTGACAACGTCAATCCTAGACTATCTTTCGCTTCAACCCACCTTCCATCTTTAGTTAAAAGGTTGTGATCTTCTGTACATTCAAAACTACTTCCGTTAGAAAGAATTACTTTTATTGTTTTCTTGAAACCTCTTGAAAAAGCAATACCATTTGTGATCTTTATTTTTCCACTTTTGCTTTTATAAAAAAGTGGAAAAGGTTCATCTTCTTCTGAAAGCTCTTTTATACTTACAGCGTTTCTCCCGTCTGCTACAGCAACTAAAGTGTCTCCACTGAAACAACAAGGATTAAGCACTTGATCAGGATGAGAAAGGAAGATTATACCTGGCTCACCATATTCTTTAACATATTTCATGATCTTCAAATATTCCTCCTTTGGAGTGTCTTCAAAAATCACAGCAGAGTTATTACATCGACATAACTCAGGATACATCTGAAACCAATTCCCAGTCTTACAAGAGAGCATTTCAATATCATCGATATCAAACAAAGCAATCATTGCACTTCTTCTAATGCCACCACTAATTACTGCATCAGCTATAATACATGTAATATAATGCAACTCAAAAGGTCTTAACTTTCTATTGTTTACTTTATCTAAGATTGTTTTGATTTTAGAGTGACACACTTTTAATGGTTCTGGACCTGGTGCTTTAAAACCACCAGATATAAACGAACCTTCTGGTCTTATCTGTGAATAATCAAATTCAATGACAGGAAGGTTGTAGTAATAGTGTTCGATTAACATACCAACTGATCGTGCCCATCCTTCAATAGAATCAGGTATTTCAAACACAACTTTTTTAGAAGAGTCTACACCTTTCATTACTGGAAGTTGTTCTGTGTGTACCTTTTGAACAGAATAACCGGTACCTTCTCCACTTAACAAAGATTCCATACACTCTTCAAAGAAAGCAACTCTATTTAAATAGGAAGATGTACAATTATATAATCTCAAATGATTTTTTAGGAGTTGTTCGCCTCCGTATTGGAGAGCTCTTTGAGAACCAAGTATCAATCTGTTTTCATATGCTGACCAAGCAGTATTGAATACTTTCAAAAAAGCCTCTCTTTTTTCTTCTGTAATCTTATTTTCAAAGAAAGACCAATGCATTTGCATAACTCTAGAAATAGACTCCTCCCAAGATTCTTTAGTACCATCCTCTTTTACACGAGAATATTTACTATAAAAGATGTAGTCACTGATTATATTGCGACTATCAACTCGTTCTTCTTCTAACATAAAACTAATCTTTTGGTAAAATTAAACATATCGGCACAGCAGGCCAAGATAACACAAGTGCTAAATTGTCTTTCTGTGCTAAATTATATCTATCAATAATAGCATTAAAGATACTTCTTTTTATGTATAATTCCATAGGCTTAGGTTTGTAATTCTTATCTTTTTGAAGAGATAATTTTTGAATCTGCATATATATTGAAAGAGCTTCTTCACAAGGAAGAATAGGTTCTAATTCTTCGATCTTATTAGCATTTACTAAAGTAACTCTAACTTGTTTGTATTCTACCCCAAGAAATTTCTCCTTGGGGATTGGAATGTATAATTTTGCTTTCTTCTGTTTCATAAATCTATATTAAAAAGAACGGAATAAAACATGAAGTAAAACACATGGACCTTCGATTTTAAATAATCTACCATCTATTGTTGAATAAAGAAGATTATTTAAACTAATAATTAATTGACCTTTCTTAATTATCATTTGTTTACCTGTATGAAAATTTCTTACCTCACAATTTCGTGACATTATATAACCACGACAATCAACCTCGTTTTTATTCTTTTTCATATTCATAATTTGATTTATTTTATTGTTATACAATTCATTATACTCTTCTCTTGTCAACTGACGTGCATTATCTGGCATTATATCTTTAAAAACATCCGAAATATCACCTTGGTGCCAACAATTGTTAGACGTAAGAAGTATCTTTTTATTTCCTTCTGTTTTCTCAAAATACAACCGTCTACCTCCACAACCCAAACCCCAACCAGTACCAACTTTTTTCACTTCTTCTCCTAATATCCAACTAGAACCGTCTACTCGAATCCATCGAGGATTATCTTTGTGTACGTTATATATGTTTTGCCAACAAGCACATGTAAAACACCACCCATTCTTTTCCATTATATCACGAATAGGACAATTCATGTATTCAGTAGGATCTACGTTCTCTTCGCTTCCACATTTTAAGCAAACTTTCTTTTCCATAACTTTATTCGTTTATATATAACAATATATTAGTTCTTTTCTTGCTCTTGTTATAGCGACAAATCGTAAACATCTTTCTGCATATAATGCTCTTTCTGTTTTAGCATGTTCACTTGAAATAAGGTCTTGATTTAAGAAAAATACACGATCTGCTTCCAAGCCTTTACTTTTGTGACAAGTACAAAGAACAATACCTTTGACATCTTCTACAAAGATTTCGTTTACAGTTGATTTTAACTCTTCTATACTACCTAGAAAACGATTATAGAGTATATGTAAGATCTTACACTTCTCTTCTAAAGCTATGTAGCTAGGGTTATTCACTGCTGCTGCCCTAGTTATACCTTTTTCCATTAACTTTTTGAGTTTCTCATCTAAAAGATCGTCAAGTTCAGTAATGTTTGTTATTTTCCCTAAAAGAGACTGAAGAGCTTCTCCTAAATCCTTACCTTTGATCGTAGCTTTCTTTTTTGCTTCTAAAAATTTCAAGAAGGCTTCAACAAGAGGGATATTGTTTCTACATAGAACAAAATCACCACTTTCTGCTTCTAGTAGTTTACCTTCTCTTACGACACCATCAATAGCATTTGGTGAAAATTGTATGTCGTTAGGAAAGACTTTTTGAGCCTCTTTGACAATATTCTTAGCACATCTATATGTGACACTTAATGGTAAGGTTGTCGTATTAGGAAGGTTTTGAAAATAACTGAAATTATCTACACTTGCTCCTTGAAAAGCATAGATTGCTTGAGAAAAGTCACCTACTATCATAAAACGACCTCTTGGTTTTAAGAGTCTCAATGCAAATTCTCTTTGTAAGACGTTCAAATCTTGACCTTCATCAAGAAATAACACGTCATATTTTGGTAGATTTAAAGGGTCTATTAATTTGTAGACGAGATATAACATATCAGTGAAATCTAAGACAAACTCTCCACCAGAAGAAATCTTCTTAACATTTTTCATCCATTCCTTTTCAATATCAATAATATCTTGAATCATTCTTTCTTTAAATTCAATCTCTTTCTCTAAACAAATCATAGGAATAGAAGATTCGTAATCGTCAAATAAATTAACCCTTATTTGATTCCAAATCTCTTGAAGGTTAAACAAATATTTTTGACGTTGATTCGCTGGGATTTCATCTTCAATCTTCAAGATCTTTATCCCAATACTGAAAGTCTTGTTTTCACTTATTTTTGGTTTAAAATTGAAATTTTTTAATAAGATCTTGAAACCTTTACTGTGAAAAGTAGATGTTTCAAAATGTTCTGGCACTTTAGCCTTTAATTCTTCAGCAATACTCTTGTTAAATGCCATAAAGATGGATCTTCTCATTGGAGAAGTCCTTTTAGCACATTCAACCATCACTGTCGTCTTACTTCCTCCTGCAGTCGCCTTAACAAATATATTTGACCTAGAATTCTCATAAGTATCAAATATATTCTTTTGCAACTCACTCCATTCTTTTCTTACCATATTTTACGAATTTATAAAGTTTTCCACAAATAAATTGATTCACGTGCTTTATCCCAGATAAAAGCATGAGATCCATCTTTTTTATCTAAAAGATCAAACCAATCCATTGCCTCACTTAAAGTTTTTGCTTCTATAATGTTTCTGGGATGTTGACTTAAAAAAGCCTGTATATATCTATTTAATGCAACAGATCCCGAATAAAGACTAAAACTCGGCAAATTACAAACTAACCAACCAACTATGTATCTATACTGTCCCATATTTATCTTCTTTAAATATCTTGAACCCCTTATAATCTGAAAGAATATCAGCAACATGATTGCCATATACGATAGGATCGCTGATATTTTTTTGATGTCCTCTGATCCATTTGAAACGAACTGCAAGATGTTTATGCTCATCTAATTCCTTGGAAAATTCTTTCCACAGATCCAAATTCGAACAATCAGAGAAATCACCTGTTTTCCAATCGAAAACATGATTTTTGATAAAGTTGACTACGTTTTCTCGATCTATATAAAAGGTAGCATTGCATCTGACATTTTTCTTGATTGCTCTTAATGCCATTAAAATAGCATATATTTCTCTTCTTTCGATTGTTGTATTAGAATAACCCCAATCTTCCCTTAAGAAGTATTCTTTGTCTTTAAACTTAATATAAGCTCCACTTCCACCTTGTCTTGTTTTCCAATAACAAGACCCATCTGTCCATATTTCAAGTTTATATCTTTCCATAATTATTTTTAACACTTATAAAGATACAACGTTTGTATCTATTATCCAACTATCTGGGACGATAACTATTGATCAAAGCAAGTGAAAAATCATCTTCTATCCCCCTATTTACTATATCTGTTACACTTTTCTTCTCCTTCAAAAATTCCCATGATTTTTCATCTATTGTTTCTCTACTTAACAGGTAATAAATATTTATAGATGATCTTTGACCATCTCTTTCCAACCTGCTCACAGCTTGACTAAGATCAGTGGATTTATTAGGAAGTTCGATTATCATTGCATTGGAGCAAACTTCTTGTAATCCATCCACTCCTGTTCCAATACACTGGATATTAGCAAATAAAATCTGAATCTTTGGATCGGTCTTAAAACTTTCTAAAATTTCATCTCTTTTCTTTGACAATGTTTCACCTGTAATTAATCGACTGTTAGAAAACTTCTTATGTAATTCTTTTAATGGTTCTTTCAAACAGCCAAAAACAACGACTTTTTCATCTTCATTACTCTCACACCAATCTTTAATAAAAGAAATTATATCTTTCGTTTTCCCTTCTATTGATAATTTCTTTAATAAATTTAATTTTACCAAATGCTCTGCTCTAAGAGCAGCATCTACTTTCTCTTCATCGGCTAAAGATAAAAATTCTATTAAATCTTTTTCAGCTTCTCTATATATCTTTTTATTGTTGATATTACATTCTATCAACTCGTCATTAATAGGAGGTAATTCAAGTAAAACATCTCTTTTTTCTTTTCTGAAATAACAATAATGAGTTAATATATCATTGAGTTCTTTCATATTACAAGCGTCTTTAGTATTCCAACCAAATTGGGTGTATTTTGCATTACAATATCTAAGACGGTAATAATTTTCATCAGGAAAAATTTCCTTGAAACGATCGATTACTTTCAATATATTGATAAGTTCTTCAGGTCTATTCAATATCAATGTACCACTTAATCCAAGTATTGTAGGGATGTGTTTCGCTATCTTCACAAAAGCCTTACTTCTTAAAGCCTTATCATTCTTTAAAAAATGAATCTCATCACCTACCATCAATTGAAACTTGATCTTTAAAAGTTCTTGAAATTTGATCTTTAAATCACCTGTTTCTTTATCTTTATTACCAAGTATATCGTAATTAATAACATACACATCAGAATCAATATCTATTTCTTTATTAGTGCTATTAATAATAGTTACCTTCCGGTTTGGATTACATCTAGACCATTCTCTCTTCCAACCACTTTTCACGCTAGAAGGGCATACGATCAAAGCAGGAAACGTATCAAGAAATTCGCAATAACAAATAGTGATAGTTGTTTTCCCTGTTCCACAATCTGACCCATTAATACAGTTGCCATGATTCATCATATAATACAAAGCGTCAATTTGATAGTTCCTTGGTACTCTCTTCAACTGTAATTCAGGTAACAAATCTTCTATATCCCTTTTAGAAATTACTTCGTCAATAGGTTTCTTTTTAATCTCACATTCTCTTTCTAAAGTAAATCCATTGACTTCTTCAAATCCATATTTTTTCAAAAAAGTCATTACAAGAGTTAGATTGATAAGATCAACCTCCAAATACCACTCTTTATTAGCTGTATTATATTTAGCTTTCAACTCTTTTCTCATAATATCAACTAGGGTTCGATTGTAGTCGAACCCTATATAATAATATCCCTTACTCTTGTAATAGTATCTTTTCATATCTTTTATTTGAGGTATATAATAATATCCCTTACTTCTCGTTTTTTCTCATCGAAAATAAATTGACGACCAGTAACCTTTCTCAATCTACTTTTGCCGTTATTCTGAAATACGATCTCATCACCTACTGAAGGTATTAATAGATCTTCTTTTCTAACCAACGTTTTATTGATCTCTTCAATATTTTCAATGTCTTTGTAAACTACTCCAATCATAATCCATTTATTTTAAATTATCCAACAAACCTTCAAAACCATCCTTTGTAAAGATAGGAATCTTTAATTCTTGAGCTCTCTGCATCTTAGATGATGTACCAGACAAATCTTTTACAACCAAATGAGTTGTATTGCCAGAAACTCCACTTGCTACTTTATGACCAAGATTAATCAATCTTTGCTCTAATTCTTTATCTCGGAAACCTGTGAAACATACATTCATTTGTTCAGCAGGAACGATTTTCACTAAACTCCTAAAATAAGCTATATTGATAGAATCAGGTTCAAGATCCCTAAACACCTCTATCCCATTGTTGAAAACTTTAGCTGTTTTCTCTGCCACTCCTTTTATGCATAACAAATGTTCGATAGGTACTGGCTCAAGATCCTTAACGCAATTCAAAGCTGTATCTGACATATTATCTAAGATCATTTGACATGTCTTTTCAGCCATCACCCCATTGAAAACATTGTTAGCCGTCAATAACTTCGCAAAACCAACACCTTTGGTTTTATAACCATCAAACTGAGAACTTAATTTCTCAGCTAAAGAGATACCAATACCTTCGATTTGTATCATTTCTTCTTTACTCAAAGAAAGGATAGATCGTTTCGTAGTATATCCTGCCTCATAAAACTTGGTGATCGTTGGTTCTCTGAATTCTTCAGTACCAAGCACTGAAAAGAAAAAGACAAGTTCTGCAATTTTAGAAGCGTAACACGCTTCGTTTGTACAGATTAATTCTGTGAAAGTCTCATCCCATTTCAATTGCTTACCACAAGCTGGACAAACCATCATATCATCGCACATAATCTTAAAACTTTCACTATTGTATTTGATGGTTTTAAGGTGTTTAGGAATCACATCACCACTTCTTGCTATAGTTACCATAGCACCTTTACAGATGTTGTTATCACAAATATATTTAGCGTTATGTCCAGTCGCACGACATACAGTAGCTCCACATAAATCAATAGGATCGACGATAATAACTGGCTTAGCCTTTTTATCCTTTGAAATTTTCCATTCTATATCAACGACTTTTGTATCAGCTCTTTCAGACCATTCTGGATTCTTATAAGCTATTGAATACCTAGGATTCATGTTAGGTAATCTACCTAATTCCTTTCTGACCTTAGCATCATTCAATTCAATGACCAAACCATCGCACTTATATTCTTGCGACATTTTCTCAAACATACGATCTAAAAGCTCTCGAACTTTTTCTTGAGGATTTAAAAAGTTAGCTCCCGCTAATAAACACCAATTTGCTACTTTTTTAAAGTGATGTTCCAAATAAACAAACTGATCACTTTTATCCATCGTTTCATCGTCGAGACCATATCTTATATAACTCACATTTCTCAAAAGAAGAGATGGTGTAGGAGAGTTGAATAAACCTGCGACACAATTTCGAGCTGATTTATAATCCCCTTTATTTCTTAAAAAGGATTCTTTAGAAAAAATAGCCTCACCAAATGTATAGCGAAAAGGCATCTTCTCTGAATCAACAATTTTTTCAACCATCAACTTTTTATGACCGTCACTTCGTTGTCCTTCAACACCGTCACCACGAGTCCAAGCTGCACCAGTTTTCTCTTCACAACACAAAGAAATGCCATCATATTTAGGTGTGATGATAATTTCAGTTGTAGAAGTAATCTTCCAAGTATTTTTCATGAATTCGATCAATTCATCGATTTTTTTGAATTTTTCAAGACTATACATTGGAATAGGAAGTCTCTCCATTCGATCAGATGATTCAATCTCCTCAATGATCGCTTTTTTTAAGAGTTTATTTTGAGGATCTTTTGTTTTTAACTCTTCTACTAAAAGATCATACTCCTCATCGCTTACAAGAGGTTCTCCTCGTCTATAAGCATCATTATACTCCTTTATTAATTGTACTAGTGTCGCTGTTTTCATTTCTATTAAATTTTGATAGTTCAGCTCTTAGATTTTCAATCTTATCACATTTCGTAATCGAAGTTTCTTTATTTTTGCAAAGTTCTAAAAAGACTTTATAAGCCTCTGGAAACTGCTCTTCTAATTGTTTGGAAGTATTGATATACTCTAAAGCACATTGACATTTATTCTTCAAGGTTCTTCTCTCTTTTTGGAGAGAATCGATTTTCTTCAAGAACTTACTTGCGCTTGAAAAATATTTATCTTGATGCAAAACATCTTTTAAATCAAATATTCCTTCGATATAATCAATTGTAAGATTTACAATTGCATAATCTACTAGCTTAACACCAAAACCTCCGAAGAGACTAGAATCTCCAAGATAAAGAGATTTTTTAACTGAAAGAGCATGTGGATATAATATATGAAATTCCCAGACTTTTTGACCGATTTCTTGTTTTATAATTTCTGAGATAAAATCACCAAAAATTTTTAACTCCTCGCTTATTTCTTTCTGAATAGGCTTGAGAAGTCCTTTAACTATATCTTCTCTATCAGAGTTATTTAATCTTATACTTTTCATTTTCGAATTGTTTTTATAAGAATGATTAATGCTAATGATAATCCAAATAAGAAACCAGCTCCTAAAGAACAGAAAATCAATCTCAACTTATTAGGAGCTGCTTTTACTTGTTCTTGAAGTTCAGAATTCTGTTTATTGACCTTCGTTAATTCTTCAGTTAATACTTGGATCTTCAATTCTAAACTATCACAAGATGCAGTTACAAGTAACGTCCCATCTTCTTGTTTCTCAACCGAGACAGTTGCTTGTCCTTTTTTCTCTTCTTTCTTCTCACCTACATCTAACTTATCTGGAAGTACAACTAAAGGTACATATGATCCTGGTATTTTTATCAAACTATCTCCTGATGTTTTTTTCCAATACAAAGAATCATTTAAAGTTACAGTGAGATTAGTATTCTTGGTAGGAGTACTTCTACAACCTACCAAGATACACATAAACACAAATACTATGCAAAACAGTTTTTTCATTTTTCAATAGTGATTAGTTCACTTGCATATGGAAGTGACTCGATCCATTCACAAAATTCATGCCATACTGGCAATCTATGATTTTTTCTTTGAAAATAGATCCTACGAAGTGTTTGATAAGAAAACACTTGGATTCTTTTTTGAATCTTACCTTCTTCAAGATGATCTTTAAAATCCATCAACTCTTCATTCGAAAGACCTTTCGCATCAATATGCATTGTCGATTCAGAAGATAGACGTTCAGTCCCAACCCTATACGTATCAATTTCTTGCCACATCCAACGAGGTGCTTCAATTGCAGCATAAACTTGAAGACCTCGAATTGCTTTCGCATGCTCATCACCTCTCTTAATAAGAGTAGACATTAGGGTTAAATCCCTTGGATCTATGCAGAAGGAACTTTGAAATTTTATCTGCTCATCAACATCAGACATCTTCCAGCTTGCCTCGCTTCTCATTTCTTTGCCAAAAGGCAATCTTAATGCTGCTAAAACACTTGCAAATCCAGCGATTTCTAAAGTTGAAACTTTAAATCTAGTACTCATTTTCTTTGATTGATTTTAATTTGACATATTGATCGTGACTAAATGAAAAATCTTTCTTTGGTAAATTATTCCAACGAGCTTCTAGTGAAGCCTTGTTTACATCCAACCCTAAAGAAATTTGTAGATTCTCCACAATAAGAGTGATATCTCTTGCACCTATAACTTCATTTTCAAAAAAATCACGGGATTTAGGTTTGAATGAATCGAGTGTAAAAACTTTAATCTCTCCAAAGAAATCTACAACTAAAACTTGAGCCTTGAATAAATTAACAAAACTCCAACTTTTCTCAATAATTTCCTGATTCATATCGTTTTATGTTTTTCTAAAGATACAAACATTTTATCTTCCAAAGAACTTATCTATCGCTTTTTTTCGATAAAACTCTTTCTTTTCTATAGCCCCATCTTTTTTATTATAAATATCAGCACGCTTTTTCAACATTGTTGTTTTTTGTTGAAGACTCATACCAGCAAACTCTCCGATCGCTATCTCAGGTACTTTTTTAGAAAGTGTCTCTGAAAAAGAATATTGTTTGCCACAAGCTGGACATTTAGGAATGTTTCCTGGAAATAATTTTCCTTCTTTAAAAACATAGGAGATTTTATGTGGAAGCACTGTTTCTCCATGTTTTTCACACGATTCATTATTACAATAATAAATTAATGCCATATTTATCCTCCTTTCTTTAAATCAAAAATTAACCTTTGACAATCGTTTAATTTAGCTTGCAACCAAATGATCTTGTCTTTCTCTTCTTTTGAAAGATCATTACAAGTCTTTGTTGTATATTGTAACAAATCAACACTACTTTTAATTTGATCATCGATCAAATGAATAACACTTTCCTTCTTCATGATTACAATTTTTTTCTTCGTGCATATTCAGCGATTAACAAACCATCAAAATCCGTATGATAATTAGAGTCTAATGTAGGAAATAACCTACATCCTATATCATGAGATGCTTTCTTCAACTCTTCAGAACCTTTGATACCTTTAGGTAGGAGTTCCTTTTGCCATTCTTTAGAATCTATGAATTGATAAGGTAAATTTAACATCTCAAGTGTTATTAATGTAGCTTCTAATGCTCTTAAAGCAGATGTAGTTGCAACAAAACGTGTAGGATTAACCATTGGTCTTTCTACTAAGACAAATGGAATTATATCTTCTCCTTTCTGATAAAGTTCAAGTTCCTCCTTCAAGAGTACTCCGTTAATTCTTGTAATATTTTTTTTGGCTTTTGTATAATCCTGCTGTTTAATGATAGGAGTTTTCCAAAAGCTAACCTCTGATTTATCTTCGGCTATTATACCAATAGATCCTGTCACACCATTGTCAATTCCAATATAATATCTCATTGTGATACAATTTTACTTACACCATCTTTTTTACGAATTCTCAGAACTTTACATTTTTCCAAATAGGATCCATCTAATACATGAGTAGTAACTAACACTGGGAATTTCAACATTGAATCCAATGCTTCTACCATATCAAATAGACCTTCTTTAGAAAGACCTTCAGTTACTTCATCAAATGATATAAATTCTAGACCACCGTATGGATTCGTAGAATTAATCATTTGTTGAAATGCTATAATCGTAGCAACTTCTACTTTCGCTCTTTCACCACCACTATAATACCAGAACGACTCAGCTTCGTCTCGAATGACATAAGGAGTGATTTCATCTTTTCGATTCCCTTTAGAATCTTGTTTGAAAGCCTCAACGATTAAACGAAGGTCACTGTTTTCTTTTTCTAGGATCTTATTCGCTCTATTTTGTATATTTTTGACTTGTTCTGCAGCAAGATACATCTTGAAATCCTTAAATCGATTGACCCATCGATCTTTTTCAATCACTTGCACAGAAAGCTCATCGACCTCCTTTTGTTTGGATTCGATTTGCTCCTGAAAAAGACTTATATCTTTATTCAGACTATCGATCAATGATTGATTGATTTCGCTTTTTGTTTCACGAACTTCTTCGATCTTTTCCTTTAAAGAAGAAATCTTTTGATTTTCTTCTGAGATCTTTTGATTCAAACTATCAATTTCTAAGATCTTACTCTTTTTAATCCTTTCTTTTTCAAAAACTGTGGTTTCTAATTCAGAGATCCTTTTTTTGATTTTCCTTGTTGAATCTAGTATAGAATTGATACTATCTTCTGCTTCACTTTTAAGACCAAAAAGTTCGGTTAATACTTCTTCGTATTCTATGAGCTCCTTATTCACTTCTTCTTCAGAATGAATACAATCTTTCTCTTCTTCTCCTAACTTCTTCTTCTTTTTCTCTTCTTCCTCTAAAGTCGTATCTTTTAACGTTAAGAACTTATACTTACATTTTGGACAAGTTATAGTTCCAGACAAATTGATAAGGATTACTCTCAATTGTTTCCTAATCTCGCCTCTTTTCGCTTCAATTATCTCTTGTTTTTCTAACAAGATCTTTTGACCTTCATTTGTTTTAGCTAGTTCTTCTTTGATCAACTTCAAGTTTTCCTCCTCTTCTTCAATAGAAGGGATCTTTTCTAATTCTAAATTAGTTACAGAAATCATTTTTTTAGAACTCTTTATTTCTTTATCTAATTTAGAATTTTGTTCTTCAAGAAAATTCCTCTTTTTCTCCCAAGAATCAATGATATCGTATTTTTCGTTTATCTCTTTCTCAAGAGCACTAATCCTTATTTCTTTCTCTTTTTCAAAATCACGACTTGTCTCTTTGTCAATGTTCTGCATTTGAACTTCTAATTTACCCTGTAAAGAGTAAATATCGTTTTCCAATAAACGTTTTTCAGCGTTTAATTTTGTTATCTCTTTAGAAATAATATCTTTTACACCATCCAACTTATTAAAGTTGATAAACCGTGAAATCAATGCTAAACGATCTGTATTAGATGCTTTAAAGAAAGATTTATAGTATTCCTTACAAATGATAAAATAGTTCCTCAAATCTTCGGCACTGATACCGATCCATTTTAAAATAAAATCATTCCCATCTTTAACAGTGGCATAAGATACATCCTTATCATTGATCTTAATGGTTAATTTACTACTGGATTTCAACGGAAGTACCCTATCGATATACAATGTTTCGTTTCTCATGGGACACCATATTTCAATATGAGTCCTAGCTTCTTTTTCTCCTCTTCGAATCAACTTTTTATCCGACGATCCTCTTAGACTACTTCCTATTAAAGAGTAATAAAAGATCTGTTGGATTGAAGAATTGTGGGTAACAACAAAATTGTTAGTCAAGAAAAGACCATCTTTATTAGAGACTTCAATACACTGCATTTCTTTTTTACCAACGTATTCAATCGATACGATTCTTCGATTAATACAATTCATCTTTTTTCCTTGTAAAGATCTTTCTTTTTTTCTACTTAAATGAAAAAGATTTAAACCTTTAGGTGGTACAATTCTTAAACGATAATGATCCTTACATTCAATATATTGACCATCTTTTTTATAACCAGATTTCATCTTCGTTATTTTATGACAAAGACATCCGAGACTTCGAGCGACAAAAGCTACATCTTCAATAAGTTGCTTCGAAATTAAAGCGAGTTCGATCAAACCCTTTTTATCAACATACCCATCGGTATCTAAAATCCCTCGCAACAACTCTAATCGTATTTCACGATCATTAAAAATATAATCTTTAGGAATGAATTTAGTCTCTGAATCTTGAAGATATAAATTGTATGTTTTCAACAAAGTCATCATCGAATCACAATCGTTATCCTTACTTCCTTGAATTCTATAATTACAATTATTTTGTTTCTTCAAATATAAACCTTGAGGAAGTTTATCTTGAAACCTATTTAGAATCTCATCGTCCTTTGAAGTAAAAAGAATTGTTCGACTTTGACTATAGTAAGATTTTGAATAACCTTTAATTTTACATCCCAATGTTCCATCTCCAAGTAGACAGCCCAAAACATATGGATCGATTAAAATATCTTTGTGATTATATTCTATCTTTTCTACAGTTGGTATCCTATATCGATAAGGTTTGCTTGTCCCACAATCACATCGAATAGATTGTTTCATTATATCTTTCAAATTTACAACTTTCCAATTTTGTGGAGTGTAACAACTAGCAACTTTCCAAAGATGCTCATCGTTACATTCAACTTCTGTGCCGTCGTTGAAAGTAATCCTATAACAATCAATAATCCCTTGTGGAGCTGTAGCAACGACACTTTGTTCTTTTCCATTGAAACCTAGAATTTTATCTCCTATTTTTATATCTCTCATCTTAATTGATCCTGTTATAGTCATAATATCAGAATCAAGAGAAAGAGCTTTACCACTACCATTTGAACCTTGGTCTTCTTCTGTGAGATTTTCACCGACCAAAGTTACAACCCTATCCTCGAATTCATAATCGAAATCTTTGAACGATAGGAAGTTACTCGCTGTCATCCTTATTGGTTTCATGATATTTTTCTAAAGTTGTTTCTTTTAAATCTTCAAATAACTCTTTATCATTCTCAAGATATTCTCGAGTCTGAGCAAGTCCTTGTCCAATACGAAAATCACCGTAATAATACCAAGCACCTTTCTTTGAACAAACATTCAAATCAATAGCTAAGTTAAGAATCTCTTGAATCTTATCAAATCCAATGCCAAAACGTAGGGATAAGTCGCACTTCTTGAAAGGTTTAGCAACTTTATTCTTTTTCACAGAGATACGAGTCTTATTAGCCGTCACTTCTTCTCCTTCTTTTTCACTTCCAATCCTAGACATTTCAACTCGCTGAGAGGCATAGAATTTAAGGGCTTTTCCTCCTGGTGTTGTAGTTGTTGCCCCACCAAATCCAAAGCCACCTCCAACTTTCTCTCGAATTTGATTAATGCAGAATAAAATACATCCATTTTTCTTACAAATGTTTTTCAAAACGTTTAATTGCGAAGACATTAATCGAGCCACCAACGCTACTTTTGCATCACCAGCTTCTCCTTGTAAGACCGCTTTAGGAACGAGGCCAGCCACAGAATCTAATACCACTAAACCAATCGCTGGTTCTTCACACATTTCTCGTACGATTTCCAACGCTTGCTCTGCATCATCTGGTTGACTTAGAATCCATTTATCCTCACTCATATCAACGCCAAGTGATTGAATATAATCAGGATCCATAGCTTGTTCTACATCAACATAACCTACAGCTTTCCCAAGTTTCTGGACTTCTGCTGCAACATGAATCGCAGCAGTTGTCTTACCACAAGATTCTGCTCCATACACTTCTATGATCCTACCTATAGCCCATCCTCCTCCAAGTGCTTCGTCTAATAGCACAGAACCAGAATGGATAAATTGGACTTTATCATTACCTCTTGAAACAGCTTCTTTACCGAAACGCTTTTCAATCTTTCCTACTACATCTTTTACTGACATAAAACTTGTTTTAAAATTGATAAACCTTCTTCGTATCTATAATCATTCTCATTACAAAACTCTTTGAATTTCTCAACAATATCACTATCTGACAACTTTTCAACCTTCTCATTTACAGCGATATCAATAGATAGTTCCACATCTTTGTGTTTCTTTTTGAAATCAATACCTAAATCACTATATTCAGATTTATCAAAAGATTCAAGAGTTGAAGACTTGCCCCACAATTCAATCCTTAGACGGGAATTTGGATTATCTTCTTTGATTTTTCTCAAAGTCGCTTTTAATTGTTTAGGCGGTATATTGTCTAAGTCTAATCGCTCTTTTTTGAAAACATTCCCATTCTTACTTTTTAAAAGCTCTACAGTGCAATCATCATATAACATCCAGAAACCCTTAGACTCATCTTCTCCAAAATTATTTTGTTGTAACGATCCTAGATGAAAAATATTCGAACCTACCTGTTGATAATCATGATAATGACCAAGATACACCTTTTTAAAATCTTTAAAACTAGAAGGTTTTATATTATTTTCAACGACACTTCTATCATTATTTCGACTACCTGCAACAGCAAAATGTCCAAATAAGACATCAATACCTTCAATCTTTGGAAAATCCAAAATGTACTCGTTTAATATATCATCAGTAAAAAAAGGCAGAAAGAGGCATTTTAATTCATTTACCCATCTTATATCGAGATCGTTAATGAGATCAAACGAAGGATGATACTTATAAGCATCAAGAAAAGAATCTGTTTTATTATAATCTGTTTTATCGTGATTTCCTACGATCGCAAGAATATTATGACCTCTTTTATCATACTTTTCAATAATAGATGTTAAACCATTTAAAACATCCATTTTTTGACTAATACGATTGTCAAAAATATCTCCTAACCAGATATGAGTCTTTATTCCTGCATTGCTAGCGATTTCAATCGCTTCTTCGCATAATTTTGTGACAGAATCAAGAGTTTCAGGTTTGATATGAAAATCTGTGTAAACAAGAGCTATTGGATTCTTCATACGAATTTAATTAAAAGGGGACCTAAGTCCCCTTGTTTTTTACTTCTTTGTTAATTTGTTTCTCAAAGCAGAAAGTCTATCGCGAGTACTTGCTAGACTTGAAGAACTAGCTGTTTTACTTTCATCAATAGGATCTTCAACCCCATCTTCTGGATCTTCGGTTCCTGCCTCATCTTCTTCATCTGGATCTTCGGCTTCGTCATCGAAAGGAACTGCGTTTGAATCTTCTTTATACAAATCAAATGGCAATAATTTACCTGCTTGTGCTAAATCATACCAATCACGAAGTTCTACGATTGAAAGATCCGGTAAAGTTTCTGTGCCTTCGTATTCTCTTTCAATATATTCTTCCAAAAAGGCCTTCAATTTGATCAAAGGAGGGTATTTTTTCACTTCACTAACTTTCGCTGCGGCCGCTGGACGTTGAACTGCTGGTTCCGTCTTTTTAGTGGTTGGCTTATTGACTGGTTTAGAAGAAGCTGGACGTCTTTTAGGTGCCTCATCTTCTTCATCTGGATCTTCGGTTTCGGTTTCATCTTCTGGCAACATACTTGCCATTTCATCAAGTTCATTTAAGAAAGCGTCATCTGCAAAGATATCGTAACCGATTTCCTCATCGAATCTCTTCAAACCATCAAGAGCCATTTTGAAATCTTTTACACCATAAGAATCAATATACATATCACTTAATGGTGTAAGTTCACTTAACTCTTCCAAAATTTCGTCTGAAATTGCATTTTCTTCGAAGAATTCTTCCCAAGACTGACTTTTTTTAGGAGTTACTGCTGACAAAGTATAAGTTTTCTTCTTTCCTTTAGAATCTTTACCAACAACGATTCTCAATGGATAACCATCATCAACACCTGAGAATACATCCAATGAAAGTGTATCATCCTCTGATTGTTCAACAGAAATCTCCTTCATTCTTTTCAACCAAGCTGGACGAAGTTGTAACTTACGAATTTCATTTGAATCACTTGGAACAACATATGCTACATAGGCGAGCATTGGATTGATTCCAAAAACCCACGATCCCTTTACATATCCACCGTTGATCGGAAAAAGATATTTCTCTCTTTCTTTTGCATCTTGGATTTCCTCCTCAGCTTTCTTTTGGACATAAGAAATATAAGTTACAATAGGATCTTTGCCCTTCAAAAGATTTGGACCGTGAACATCTGCACAAAAAACATTTGATTCTTTAATTTCAGTTCCAACTTTTTTACCATTTTCATCATAATTGATTTTTTCAACTTTCAATTTTGATGTTTTTAAAGGTGCATAGCAGATACCTTTTGTAGAAGGTAAAATCCTGAAAATATTCTCACCTTCCACTGGTGAGATAAATTGGGTATAACCACCTTGTGAACCCATAGTGGCATTGACTTTCTTTTCAACTACTGTAATCTCTTCAATACTTGTCTTTTTGAATTTACTTCTGTCAAATTGCATAATTCTTGTTTTTAAAAGTTATTTTTATTTTTTGAAACATCTCTTCTTGAATCGTCTTAAATTCTTCTACATAATCCTTCAAATTCAAAAACTCTTCTTCGTTTAATTTATACTTTTCATTAAGTTCAAAATCAGGAGCTTTTTTCAAAACTTGTCCTAAATCAAGACCTGATGCCTTAAACCATTCAACCAACTCTTCCTTACCTTTTCTAATTCCTTTAGAAACTGTATAAAGATCCCAAAGGAATGGAGCTGCTGAACATTGTTCAATAAACACATTATCCGATAAATATATCCTCATTATTTCAATTTTTTGATGGTAAATGTATTAATCGTCCCTTCGACTAAATCATTGTAGAACTCCTCTGGAGTCACTTTAGGAACCAAGTTGTTTAATTTTCGATCTTTCGATTGAATCGACCAGTACAAAGACTCTATGAAATCAAGATTTTTCTTATGTTCTATAAGATTCTTCTTCATCTGTTGAAAACCTTCGTCTAATAGGATTAATTCAGATAAAGTTCCTTCAGTGAATTTTATTGTACCATCTTCTAACTTCAACTTACCTCCTTCAAGAGCTGCCCTTTTTCTCAATCTCTTTTTCAGATTCGCTTCGTAAATATCACATTCTAATTTTCTTGAAGAATAAATAGACTCAGCTTCAGCACGAAGTCCACCTATTTTGTTCAATAAGACTGAGCATGTAGCAATCTCTCCATACACATTTGAATGATCTATAGATGTCACTTGATCCATATCAAGTTCATCTATACAATCCTTCGAAAGAAGGACGATCATTTTATCTCCTAAATTAATCGCTTGTTTCATCTCTTTATTTTTAACTAAAGATACAAAGATTTTATCTATTAGACAATGTTTAATTGTATGATTTCACTACAATCCATGATAGTAATTGTATTCTTCTTTTTCCAGGAATCAAACCTCACACAACCGTTTAAAACCAACAAAGTTTTTTTAGAATTGAGGAGAATGTCCCTTCTTTCTTTCCAGTAATCTGGGAAAAACACCACTTCTATGAAATCATAGTTATTTTCTAGGGTTATCTTAGCATATTGACCTTTTTTCGAAGACATTTCATCGATATTCAAAACATAACCACCTACCATAACATGATTCGTGTAATGATCAACGATATCTTCATCTTGTATCTGTTTACCATCAACAAAATACGGCGTTCCCAATCCTCCATCTGTCACAATAGGAGAGAGGTATTTGTTAACTAAGTATTTATAATCAAAGAAACAGAACCCTGATTTTCGTTTTTGTTGCAATAACCACCACCACTCTTGATCTTTTTTCCCTTTATCTTTAGCAATACTATACTCATCCTTCTTCTCATCTATCTTGATATTTTTCTTTTCTCGATAATTAAGAAGAAGTCTTTCTCGATCAGTTACCTTTTTAATTCCTTCAATAGAATCAAATGCACCACTATAAATCAGATTTTCAACCACAGATTTGTTAATTGAAGAACCTTTTTTATTAAATCTGTCGATAAATTCATCAAAAGAAAAATACTCACCATTTTTAGTTCTTTCTTCCATCAATTCTTGTTGAGCTACATCGCCAAGTTGAGAAACCGAATTGAAAGCCCAGTAAATACTATTACTTTTTACATCAGAAACGATATTGGCTCCTGATTGATTTATATCTACAGATTTGATCTGTATATTACCACTTCTCCTGATTTCATTTATATAGTAAGGATAGTCTTCTGCTTTAGCACGACTAAAAGTTACCGACCAGAATTCAATCGGATAATGTACTTTCAACCATAGGGAATTGTATCCATTTATTGAATAAGATACAGAATGTGATTTGTTAAATAGATAGGAGGAGGCTTTTACAATTTCTTCCCAAAAATCTTTAGCATATTCTTCTGTCACTTCATATCTATCGCAGTAACCCTTTATAAATTGACCTTCTAGAGATTTGATAACATCAATCTTCTTCTTACCCATCGCTTTACGAGCTGTGTCACATGTAACAAGATCCATACCTGCTAATTCATGCATAAGAGCCATAACTTGTTCTTGATATACAAACAATCCATAGGTGCTATTTAATATCTTCTCAGTACCCACATGATAAGTACACTCTCTTTCTCCTGCCTTCCTTAACAAATATTCTTCATGATAACCATTTTCCATGACACCTGGACGATATAACGCTGCACAGTCACTCAACTCATCGACACTTGTTGGTTGCATCTTCACACAATAGGAAGATAAACCTTTAGCTCCAAAGTGGAAAACATCTCCTAAGAATCCTCTTTGGAAAAAATCAAAGACCTTTGGATCGTCCTTTGGAATCTTATACAAATCGATCCTTTTACCATAATGTTCTTCAATTAGATTTAAAATATCCGTAAACTTATCAAGTTGCTCAATTCCTAGAATATCCTCTTTTAAGAAACCTGCTTCATCTAATTCAAGACCTTCCCACTCACTTACAATCAATCCTTTTTGACTTCTTACCGGACACCATTCGTACAAGGTCTTTTCATCAGGAAATATCATCATAGCACAAGCATGTATCGAAGAAGTCTTTGGTTGACCAAGTGATAACATCAAACAATTAAACATTTCTGCATGATCGTTTAGAAATTTCTTGACTTCTTCATATTTACAAGCTGTCTTAAAAAAATCTTCAATAGTCTTGACTTTTTCTGTCTCTAAGATCTTGCAAATCCTACGGACCAATGGAATTGGAATTTTCTCTAGTCTTGCGAAATCTTGTATCGCTGCTTTTAATTGTAGGGTACCATAAGTACCTACAGAACAAACTTGATCAATACCAAAACGTTGTTCCATATACTCTTTTACACGAGGCCTAGCTTCACCTGGAAAGTCTGTATCAATATCTGGAAGAGATACTTTAATACGACCTTTATTTAGAAAACGTTCAAACAATAAACCATATCTCATAGGATCAACCTTAGTGATACCGAGTAAGTAAGTAACTAGACTTCCAGCCGCAGATCCACGACCAGCACCTAACAAGATATTATTGTCACGACACCAATTAACAATGTCTCTTAATACCAAGAAATAATCTTCTACTTCACCATATTCTATAACATCAATTTCTCGATCTATCCTCTCACCGATAACATCCTCGCCATATTTATCAAGCAAATCGATATGTTCTTCTAAACCTTTGAAAACAAGTTCTTCAAACATTTCTTTGTTAGAAGAGTAAAGTTTTCTTTCTTCCTCTGTCATGATATATCTAGGAAGGTGTCTTTGGTTGGTTTCAAAGGTGTAATTGCATTCCGCACAAATATCAACAAGATTCTCAACCGCATCCATGAAACTATCTAGAAACCTTTCAAAATCATTTTCATTAAACAACGATTGTAACTCAAAAAAATATTCTTCACCGTTTTTAAAATACTGATTCTTACTCTCGTAATTCATGACACCAGCAATCTTGTTTAAACGGTTTCTTACTATGTAACCTTCTTTCTCTACATAGTAAGCATCACACATCGCTACTGGTTTAATCTTTGAATCGAAAAATTTTTTCAAGTTTTCAAGGTACCAACGATCTCTATCTTCTTTCTCATAGACAACAGTATCTAATTGATAATAAAATTGATGGGCGAACATGGTTCTCCAACCAACTGGTATATCTTCAAATCGAATAGTTTTAGGATCAAGAATACAAAATAAACCATTTCGATTTTCTATGAAATTCTCGATACTTGTGAAACCATTCCCATCTACATTGAGAAATTTATTGATTTTCAATAAATTCAACCAACCCTCTTCGTTTTTTACAAATACTTTCACTGAAAACAATAAATCTTTCTTTTCGTCTTTTATAGGGATCTCCATACCAAAAATTGGCTCTATCCCTTCCTTTTTACATGCTGATTGAAATTTAAATGCACCTGCTAGACTTCCTTTTTCACATACACCTAGTTTCTGAATACCTAGAAATTTAGCTTTGTCAACCCAATCTTTGTAGGAGCCACAACTATTCAACATTTCAAATGGACCGTGAACACCTAGAAAACAAGGTAAGAGAAGATCTTCTTCTTGTAAATTAACCTTACCTAGATATTTTACTCTATTGAGTTTGATATTCTTCTCTTCACCTCTATTAAACCAATACCAACAACCACCAAATTTAAAAATATAGCGATCGTATTCAGTCTTATCATTTACCCAAGTAAACGCTTCATCAAAAAAAACGGGATTCTCGTCATCATTCCACTGTAGTGGTTCAAACAATTCGTAAGATTTTCCATCTATAGAAAATAAATAACGATCTTGTTCTGTTTTCCGACTAGAAAATTGAATAAAATTCTCTAAAAGGTAAGCCTTTAATTCTTCATATAATTCTTTCATACGATTAAAAATTAAAAAGGGTCCCAAGTCCATTTTTGGACAACAGGACCCTTTTCTATTTTATATTAGAATCTTATTTTTATTCAGTGACTTCTTTCTGTTCCACATCAAAGTACTTTGAGATAACTTTATCAACAACAGAAAAATAAGTACCAACTTTTTTCGCTACTTGATAACAAGACTCATTGCTTTTCAGCAATTCATCGTAAGCCCTGCTAGACTTATCACCGAGCTTCTCTGGCTTTTCACCTTTAGGCTTATAGGTAAAGATCATTTTTACACGAGGCTGTTTCTCTTTCTTCTGAGCTTTTTTAGCTTCACGTTCAGCCTTTTTCTTAGCCTTTTCTTCTTCTTTTGCTTTCTTAGCGGCTTCTTTTTCAGCACGCTTTTCTGCAGCTAACTCTTTTTTAGTCTTCTTCTTTTCACCTGTTGGTTTCAGATCTGCTGCTTCTTCTGCGCTAATCTCTTCGACTTCACCAGCTTCTTCTTTTTCAGCGACAATAGCCTTTTCTTCTTCTTTTGCTTCTTCAGCAGCTACTTCGACAACAGTGCTTTCTCCTTCTTTCTTTTCAGATTCCATCTTGTCGATCATTTCCGCTAACTCTTGTTTGGAATATTTTCCATAATCTTGGATTCCTAAACTCTCAGCTTTTCTACGCAATTCTAATAAAGATGCCATTTTCTTTTAATTTTTAATCGTTTAAAAACTCATTTATTTTAATTTGAATCTCTTCTTCAGTCTTATTTTCAATATACTTCTTATAAACTCGACGAACGTTTGTATAAGAGTAACCTCCTATTTTTGCGATTTTATATAGAGTCCATTTTTTATGATCTCTATGTTTCAGAATCGTCTTGAAAATCTCCATAGATGCTACACCAGCTTTTGGAGCTGTACGCGCTTCTCTTGATTTTTTCTTTTTCTTGAAACAAGAAAATTTAACGATTATAACTGGCAAATACAATTTCTTTCTCTCTTCTTCTTCAACCAAGACTAAAAGTTCTTGTTTAGAATATTTCTTATAATTCTTGATCTTTAAAGCACTTGCCTTTTTTCTTAGTTCGTCTAATTTAATTATTGCTTCCATATTCTTTTAATTTTGCTCTTTTATTATGTCGTAAAGATACAATGTTTGTATCTAGCGAGCAACAAAATCAAAGAAGAAAACAATAAAAATCTACTAATTTAAGACTTTTTAAGTTTACAATCTTTCATAAGGATTTTCTTAATGAACTTAACTCTGTCAGTAACAGAGCAATTAGGAATGATTGTATAATCAACAAGACTGTGATAGAGGGTGTTTTGTATTTCAAGATCCCAACGTTTTCTACGTTCTTCATCAAAGAGTCTTTCTCCGTCATCGACGGAATCCCAATAAATTGGAAAATAAAATATCTTACCTATTCTATCAATATTTTGAGCCAATATCCTTCTCTCACGATTTAACTCAATCTTTACATCAATGTTTTGATCAAGAGTTCTTGTCATTGTAAAGACATCTATAATAGATCGATCAGATAAACACTTTGACATATCTAAGATTTTCACGTATTCGTCGAAAATTAAAGATTGATTTTTAATCGATTGAAAATTTCGATCAACACTTATCTTATCTTCCCGTATCAATTTACGTGAAATAGATTCTTGAATGTTCCATCCTTCAAAAATAGGGTCTTGTTTGAGTATATCAAACACACTTGTTTTCCCTACACAACAAGACCCTAAAAGAGTTACTTTATCTATTGTCTCCAGAACCATGGATAACATTTCTTTGTTTACGAGAAGCTAATTTCTCAATGTTTTGTTGACCTTGTTGATTCATCGTTAAATCAAATACTCGATCGTTTATATCAACCATTATTTGCATAACCTCATTCCATGCACTTTGAATTTTCTCTTTTCTCTCTTCAGAAAGGGAAATCTCTTGATCTTCTTTCCAATCGTCCCTCAAATATTTTTTAATCTGTTCTGCAATCTTTCCTACTGAAGACGGCAAATCAAAAGGACCAACTTCTTTATCACTAGGCTTAGGCCAATCAGTGATTTCTTTTAAACTAAATTCGATACGAATAGCAGCTAAATACCACAGAATATCTTGAAACTCAGCTACAGTCGATTGATCATCTGCTTCTTGTTTTAACTTCTCATAGAATTCACCTAATTCTCCACACAAACCCAATGTAACATAAGGTAAAGCTACCTTATCAGAATAACACTTAGTCGTGATAGCAAGTGCTTCATAAGAAGCATAATTAATTACTTTACTTTCCATATGTTTTAAAACTTATTTTGAATTTGATTCATTTCATTATTTCCCTCACAAGACTTGGTTGCAACCAATTTACAAAAATTAATAAATTCTTCTTGTGTCAATGTTGATTTCATAATATTTATACTTTTATGAACCCATTGAACGTTTCCTTCTACATATCCTTTAAAAGAGTCGATTCTATCTAACGAAATAGTTGTCTCTAAACGACCTCTCTTGGAACCCAAACCATAATTCGAAACACATAAATCTATTCCCGATAAAGCACATTTCATATCTTGTTTCTCAAGTAGATCAGCTAAATATTCATCAGAAACAGACCATTCTAAATTTCTGGCTTCTGCTCCTTCTCGAGCTCTTCTAATAACTGAAGCATTCAAACATCCAATTTTCCGACTTCCTCTTCCTATTCTACAATCTTTACAACAAGTGCTTCGTTTGTTAGTTAAGAAAGTTATTCTAACGTAACTCTCTTCTCCACAGTCACACTTAACTCTATAAGACCTTTCTTTATCAGAAGAAAGAAATTTGAAATCATTTACATCAACAATAGTCCAATGTCCAAATCTCATACCATTTTCAACTTTTGTCCAATGTTTCGGTTTTTGCTTTCTTTCTGCGACAACAGATCCATACCTACACTTTAGACATTGTTTAGATGTACCTGTTTTCAGATCATAAAATCGCTTCGTCACAATTTCACCACATTCACATTGGACAACAATTCTACCACCTTTAATTACTTCTATTATGGTCCACTTGCCATACTTATCTCCAACTTTAGGATAAATTGTTTCTAATTTCATTTGAGATTAACAATCATGTCAAAAAATTCTTTTCTAGATCCTATTTCATTAGTCTTAAAATAACCACTACAATAAGACGTCTGCATCGTTGAATCTTGCTCAATCCCACGTAATTTAACACACATATGATCTGCTTTAATAAAGACGATCACACCCTGATTGTCGGGAATTATATCGTTAATATAGTCGTGAATTTGTTTCGTTAAGAATTCTTGAGTCTGAGGTCTCTTCGAAAGAAAATCCACAATTCGATTCAACTTAGATAAACCAATGATATTCCCATCTTTTTTAGGAATATAAGCAACATGACAAACTCCAACTATACTTGCAAAATGATGTGCACACAAACTGTGTACCGGAATATTTCCTTGGAACACAATACCATCATATTGGGATTCATTCGGGAAAACCGTGATCTTTGGTGGTTCTGAGTAAGCACCTGATGTCACTTCGTTTACATACATCTTTGCCACACGATAAGGAGTCTTCTTCATATTAGGATCATTTTCCCAATCGTAACCCAAAGCTCTCAAAAAATTACCAAAAGCAAATTCGGCATTTTCTAACATTTGTTTTCTTTGACTCTCGTTTAAAACTTTATTTTCTCCTGCTTTCATATTTTTACGCTTCTCTTTTATTACCAAAAAAATTAAACTGTATTCTATCTGTCAACGAAAAGCCATATTGCATGGCTAATTCTCCTACAATAGGTCTCGTTTTACATAGTTCATCAAATGAAGCACCTGCCGGCATCAAATAGACTTCATCACGATTAATCCTTATCTTCAATTCTTTTTCGATCAATTCAATATGTTTTATCGCTTCTTTTACGTCTTCCTCATCTGCCACCACATACTTCAATTGAGTTTGTTTTCCATATAAGATCCAACTCGCAATAGTTTCGTGACTTCTATTTATCCAAATAGACCTTCTTTCTTTCAATTGATCTTGAGGATCAATAGAAGATAACATTTTAGGAGAGATCGAAACAAGATCTACTTGTTGCGCTATTTGGTTACCTGGAAAAATAGTCCCATTTGTCTCAATAGTTAAATGATGATGTGGAAATGCTTGTTTGACCCAAGTTATCATATCAGGATACAAGCATACTTCTCCTCCTGTCAAACATATATGTGTAGCAGAGTCGCTCTGAACTAAGTCCGTAACTTGATCTAATGTAAATTTCCCCTTTTCTGGTTTATACGAACTATAAGCCGTATCACAGATAGAATTCTTGAATTTACATTTCAAATTACAACCCGAGACCCTTATAAAAATATGTCTTTTACCCATTAAAAATCCTTCTCCTTGGATAGAAGGGAAAAGATCAATAATCTGAATTTTTTCAAGATCTAACATAGTGCTAATTCTCTTTTAATGTTATTAATAATTTCTAAATAATTTTCAGGAAGTTTATCTTGTTTCCTTTGATTATCTTTAGCCCATAAAGGTTGTAAATTTCTGAAATTGAAACAAATACGTTGTTGATTAGGATCTGAAAGATCAAAAGAAGCACAAGGAACAATGTGATCAATGTGCCATTCACCGTAATTGTCCCAACTCATTCCTTCAACAAACTGATTCTCAAGGTGTTTCTTGAGATCCTCAAGAGAGCAACCGAGAAGATCGAGAGTGTGATAAAATTTTGATTTAATCGTCTTCTTCAATGAAAGTCTCAATCGAGTTCTTAGTCTCGAACGAAGTCTAAAATCAACATCATTTCTTCTCCTTTGTTTTTCGTACGTATTTTCAATACCCAATACTCTTCTTCTTATTCTATCTTTTTTGGCTGCTTGTCTACCTTTATCAGATTGTCTATAAAATTTATCAATTTTATTCTTACAATCTTTACATTGATACATTAATCCATCTGGAGCACAACTTCTTTTTCGAAACATTTCCAATGGAAGATTTCTTTTACAAGTTGAACAAACTTTTGTTTTAAGATTTTTGTCCATTCTTAACTTGAAGTTTTACAGAAGGGTTTTTAAAGAAAAAAGAATCTGATTCGTATTTGTTATTGAATATGAATGAATAAAGATCGTTATCCCAATCAGACCAAACACCTTTTGAAACAGAAAAATTCAAAAGATTTGCAATCTCAGAGTTATTAACTAAATCTTCTTCAAAACAAGTAGCGGAACCAGTCTTCGTTTCGTGATACTTAACAGAATAAACTTTAATTCCTGATTCTCCATTTTTAAATTCAGTATGATCTATAATCTCCTGAATCCAATAGAAGAAAAACATAGACAAACATTCTGCACTAGGATTAACTCCTAGTTCAATCCAACGATCGTTGTACTTCTTAATAGAAGTGCGATAATCCTCTTGATCCTTATTCCAAAGGATATGGCAATGATCGAAAGAATCTACGAATTGTTTAATACTATTCTTCATCAAACCGAAATCCATAATCATACCAGCATTGTCTAATTTGTTAGCTGTGAACGAGATTTCGAGCGTAAAACTGTGACCATGCGTCGAATGACTACACCTAATTGATGTGCAATTTCGAACCACATGAGACATCTCACCTGTGAAAATTTTTGTAATGATCATAAAGTATCTCTTTTTAAATATGTCTAAAGATACTACTTATCTATCATTTCTTTAGCGAAGATGGCCACTAGTTTTAAGTTAGTTACATACACATATGGTAGTGTTATGTCTTCCCCTTTAACGTTTAAAATGATTGAATCCTCATCTGGTATATTTGTCTTTACTTTGTAAGTCTCTTTCTTATAAGAGACCATATTCCCAGCATGAAATAGATAGAATTTATCCCAATAAGATATTGAAATATTTTTTTCTTGATTTGTTCCATATTGGAAGTTTGGCATCCCATATTCTTGGGAAAAACATTGTACAAAAAATTGATGGAAGGCTTTTTTTGAATCAAAGATTGAAATCATATGAAACTTTTTTGCCAAGTTTATGATCTTTTCTTTTTTCTTTTCAGCGATATCTCGATTCATTTTAATGAATTCAGGACGCTCATAAATTAATTCTCGTGTTTTAAACGAAAAATACTCCAATTGAAGGACTTGTAAAAATTCTGTTATGCTTAAATCTCTACTTTTCATAATAACAAATTTGGAGTTGTAAATCTACAAAATAAAACTACAACTCCAAATTTTTACACTTTCAATTTGCAAATTTTCTAAATTCCTTAACAGCTTCTAAATAATCAACCTTTTCGCTCCAAGTCCAATTTCCATAAATATCGTTCATCAATCTCTTTATCATTCTTATCACCGCTCCTTTAGCGTAGTTAATCTTCTTATCCATCTCTAAGAATTGATCTAACACTTCAGAATTACAATGACCTTCTTCGTCAAACAATCTCTCTTCCAATTCACTCTTCATATCTTCTAAAGAAGAAATTTCATTCATCTTTTCGAATATTGCTGTTCTTTTATCTTCTTTTGTCTTCATTTTATTAGCTCTTTTTGATTATGATCTAAAGGTCCGACCTTTATTTCAGTGGAGCAACAAATCCTACAAAAATTTTTTCAATACTCTAAAATTAATAGGATCGATCAAATTATCAAGAGCATCTAACAATTCTTCACAAGTTGCATTTCCTGGGTCTTTGCTAGTATCTTTCAACAATGCTATCTTTGTCTCAAAAGATTTCTGTAAATTTAATGCAGAGCTTTTTATCTGATCAGGTTTATCTGGATCGTACATCAATATGACTCGCTCAATCTTCTTCTTTTGTAAAAAAGAAATTTGCTCCTTACTTATACTGTTGCCAAATGTAAATACACACCTGATGCTTTCGTCTTCTCTAAGATTCAACTTAGAATCAAGACCAATATAATCAAAGAGACCTTCTACTATTATAACAACTTGTGTTTTCTCTGAAATATCATCGTAACCTCCTAATATCTTGGTAAAATCAGTCTTACTATTCTCATATCTTAATTTTGGTTTTATCCCCTTTTCTTTCGCTTTTTTCAAATTCATCTCATGCCATTCTTTAGAATGACGACTACGAGCTAACCAAGCGATTGTCTTACCATTCATCTTCATCTTGAAAATGATATAATTCTTTAATTCTCTTTCTAAAGGGGATTCGGTAAATGATGGTTCAAATTCATCATAATGAAACTGTTTAAAACCTCTAGAATTTAGATATTCATCATCTACTAATCTTTGTAACTTAAATGGTAATGAAACAGCTTTAAACACTATATCATCCTCTTTTTCATCTTCCTTTTCAGGAACCAATTCGACTAGGGAAGATTTAATACTATTTTCATAGTGATTTCTTATTAAATCTAATCTATCAATCTGCTTTAAAAATTCAAAAGCACTTGACTTTTTACCACATTTAAAACAGTGAAATATAAAAGAAGTGTTGTTATCGCTAAATACAATTCCCCACTTCTTTTCACCTTTGCAGAAAGGACATGCGTTATTCTTGTCCTGAAAAAATCCTCTAGCTCCAAATGGAGTTAGATTTAATTCAGAGATAATCTCATTCCTATCGATCCTAATCATATCACAGTGACTTCTTGAGTTTCTTTCTTCTTACCCTTACGTAGTTTATCCTTTCTCTCAGGTTTATCGGCAGTCGTTGATATAACTTCGGAACTATCATTGTATAAAGCCATAGTACGCTTACGATTATAGAACCTACCACGACCATAATCAGTAGCGATAGAAAAGATTTCTTGACTACTCTTGTAATCACGAAGTTTGTCAACAAAGATCCTACATTTCTCATCTTTCTTCTCTTGCATTGTAATATTTCCAGTAAATACAAATGAATAAGGCTTCACAAGAGTTCTATCACCTTCAGTATTAGAACGGTCTATATGTTTCATTTCATTATTCCAGACATCCATAGGTACATCACCTGTTTGTGTAGCTGTTATACCAACCATTTTAAATTCGACACAAATATCTTTAAATAATTGTGAACATTTCTGTAATCTAAACTTAGTAAATTCTGGATCATTGTCTATCTTCTTGTTTACACCAGTCATTAGAAGATCTAACGAATCGACGATCAATAGTTGTGGAAAATGACCATATACTTTTTGATATTCGATACATAGATTTCGAATATCAACCATTGATGCTTGACCAAATTTCTCAAATCCATAAATATCAATATCTTGACCAAAGGTCTTCATATCTCTTAAAGTCTTCATGATCTGCTTTTCATCTTCTTGTTTTAAAAGACCTTTTTTGATGTCTATATAACTTTGATTTGTCCACATCTGATCATATTTATCTGTACAAGCATCAACACCACCTTCTAATTGTATATGTAAAACGGAAATACTTTCAAGTGCCGCTGCATATCCATGCCATTTTAATACTGTTGATTTTCCAACACCAGATCTCATAATCCATAACACTGTATCTCCTGGATCTGCACCACCGTAACTTATATCATCAAGACGATCAATTCCTAGAGAAACTTTATTTTGAACTTTAGCGATCTTATTTTCATCATATCTCTTCTTCATCCTTTCTTGAAATCCTTCGAATACTCGAATAAATTTCCCACCAGTCTTTCGAAGTGATATTTCTAATATTCTTTTACTTTCTTCTGCATTGACTTTAATCGCTTCATCTCTTTTACCTTCTTCGTATAAATCATGAACCTTTTTACTAAGAAGTTCAAACTCAGTCTCGCGAATAAAAGATTCTAGTTGATCAATAATTAATTCTTTGTCAACTAAACGAGCCTTTTTAATTTCTTTGATTGATTCTTGAACAGAATCATTATCAGCATATTTCTGAGCAATAACTCCCAAAGAAGGTGTTACTTCTTTCCCAATGAATTGTTCGACAGCTTCTTTCAATAGAAACTTATAACCGACCCACTCTTTAGGAATTAATTGATAAGTCATATGACCCGAAACCATTCTCATGATATTCCCATCAATGAACATCAATTTGAATAACTCTGCCATAAAATTTTCATTCAACTTTCTCATATCGTGTTTATTTGAACCGTTATATGACTATCTTCACGAAGACTATTAATCGCTATGAATGAGCTCATACAAATATCGTCATGAGCACCAACAGCTTCTAATTTACCTCTGTCACTTCTAAAAGTAATAGAAGAGAATTCACCAAAAACAATCTTCACCATATCTCTTGTTGGTCCTACTGCATATGGTATTTTTATTTGACCTCTTTCAAACATTGCCGAAAGACTTGGTAAACCAGTGTGAAGATCCTTTTTATTACCTTCTGTCGTTGTGAAAGTCTCAATATTTTTCAAACCTCTTTCTCTTGCTAATCCACTTAAAATACTTTGGAAACCATTAGCCTCACATACAATTTTATTAGGTTTGAATAAAGTATTAAATAATACAATCTTGTCAACCTGCTCATTGTGACTCATTCCTTTTTGTCTATGAATCGCTATTAGATAATAGTTATCCATAAAATCGATCCCCCATACTGTATAAACTGTATAGTCTGCACCAATATTACCAGAAACTGCAAAGTCACAACCAACGACAACCCTCTGTAATTTAAATGGAAAATAATCGATTGTATCTGCAAAAGTAATATTCTCCATCCCAATTGTTGATTTCATCAGAAATTCATAGGGGAAAATAGTACTACTATCTGCGATAGGGACAACTAAATACTCACGACTAAATACCATTGTACCTAATTCTTCTTTCTTTTGAAGAATATCTTCAAAGGTGTATCTATCTGGAGCAAGAGGACGTCCATCTGGAAAGATGATTGGATATTCAAAAGATGCAAAACGCTTATCAGCTTTAACAAGATTATATAACTCATTAGGAGCAGTAGAATATGGAGTGCCAGAAATCAAAAAATATCCGTATGGTTCAACGATAGGACTAATCGTTCCTTTGAAAGTTTCTTTTAATTTCTCTCTTTGTTCATCACTATAAATAGAACTTTCATCTGGAACATCGTCAACAAGAGCAGATCCAACATGAAGACCACGTATAAAACCATCTTTACCTCGTACATGTAAAATTGAACCTGTTTCTGTTTCAATCATTGTCTCTCCTAACTTAGCTTTTTTATTAGGATTAAGTTTATTACTTAAAATAGGATTTGATTCAATCTCTTCAATTATTTTACCAACATGAATCTTAGCAAGCGTCATTGTATTGGTAATGAGAGCTGTTTCCTTTCGATTCTTATTATCAATAGTATCTCCAGCATATATCACAGGTCTCGTATAACTGTACAATCTCCATAATGGAAAGGCATAGCAAAACAAAAAACTCTTTCCCATACCACGAGCTGCTAAATAACAAGACCAAGGAAATAATTGGATCAAGTTTCCAATCTCCAAATTCCTCCATCCCATATTATAATTAGACAAGACAGTCGCACAAAAATAATTGAACGACAATATTCTTAATCTTTCATCCATAGCTGCAGCTAGATTGTCAATATACGAAAGATTCTCGGTATCCAACGATTTACCAAAATTCATCGCTAAATCTACTTGATTGACAATCTCTGTTAGAAGTTTATCCACATCTTCAGAATAACCCTCTAACAATTGATTAATCGAATGAGCTGGTAATCTTTCGATTATATCAGTCGCTGTCGTATACAATCTCCTGTTCTGTAGAAGGGTTAATTTAGAAAGAGGTTTATCTTGTTCAATCCAATTTTGCTGTTGTTTGATTGTCATAATTGAAACTTTTCTCTAAATCTAGTAAATCCTGTCTCTTGAGAAGAATTTGTCGTACCTAATGAAGAAGCACCTGTTCCTCTCAACCGTTTCACAAACTCAATGAACAAATAAGCATTTGCTTTCGTATCATCTAAAGCACGGTGTGCATTAACTAAATCGATATTAAAAGAATCACAACAAGTATGTAACTTATAATCTTGTTGCTCTAATGCTGCCATATGAGCAATTTGCATCGTATCTATATAAAATTTCACATATTTATCGAGATCATCTTCCATATATTCAAACATATTCCTAATGAAAGGCACGTCATACCCGACTATGTTATGACCTGATAAAGTACATAATTGACGAGGATTCTTATATTTTTTAAATAGTTCCAACCACTTCTTGTATAACTCTTTTAAAGAAACTCCTTTTGAATTTTGAATTTCTTCTGTGATCCCATGAACATCGATTGCCTGCTGTTCATAAATCAAACCTTCTTTATAATCTCTTTCGACAATCAACGAACACTCATCGCAAATTTCTAATTTTTCCATATCTACGACTACCATTGCAGATTCTACTATTGGTACATCATAAAAAGCCAGTTTATCTTTTGAACATAAACCACCTGTTTCAAGGTCAAAAATTATGACATATTTACTACTTGTCTTCATTATTTTGGATATTATAAAGTTTTACACTACAATTTTGCTGTTCTACTTCAACAATTTTGTTACCACCTAAATATTCTGGTAACTTACCTCGATTGATGTAACCTAATACATCTCTAGGATTGAATCTTTCGTTTGAATCTTTCTTTGAGAAATTATCATTTAAAAATTTTGTTATGCCTGTTAAATTGGCATTTTTTAATAAATACTTCATACTTTCATTATCGTCTGAATCTTATCGAAATCTCTATCTCTTGCATCTACGTCATCATAGATGATCCTTAAATTTTTAATAGGGTTGTCTTTGAGGTTGACCTCTTCTGGCATCTCATTAATATTAAGGATTGCAGCTCCATTACTATCCCAATCTTTGTTATAAGTCAACACATAATATTTAGGAAGGGTAATCACCCTATCACCACTTCCAAGTGTGATGAATTTACTCTTTGATTGTTCAAGATTTCTTTTTAAAAGAAGTCGCTTCCAACATTCTCGTTGAAATTCTTTAAAACTTTCTTCGTCTTCTACTTCAATCAATGTCTTTAATTTAGAAGATATAAGACCTGTTGAAGGATTATCTTCAATGATTTTAAGACATAAATCAAGAGCTTTTATCAAAACCAATCTATGTAACATAATCACTCCCTTTCGTTAAAATCTTCGAACTTGTGACAAGCTGAACAAAGAAGTCTAATATTGTTTTTATCCATCTTCAATTCAGGATGAGCTCCACGAGACTTTATATGTGAGAAGAAAATAGGCTTTGGATCGTTTCCAAGGTCTTTTCCGCATTTGGTACATTTATGAGGTCTCTCATTCCATATTTCTTGAAATAAAGATTGAAGATCTCCCCTTCGCTCTCGTGTTACTTCTTTATCACAATCTTTACACAACCACTTAATCCTATTATAAATCAAATGATTTGTACCACATTTTATACATGGACGAACTTCTTCTTTAACCTTCTTTTTCCACATATTTATGATATTCTCTCATTGCTGATAATATACCTTGATACACTTCTTCATCAAATAGAACGTTGTCTATCCGATCTTTGTCATAGTTCAATGATTTTGAAATTTCGTTCCACAAAATCATCTCTTCTTCAGTTTTGTACCTTTTCTTTTCCATAATCATTCTGTTTTACATACATAAAAATATCTACAACTCTTACATTTCATCTCATTAAAAAGACCACCAAACGACAAACATCTTATATAACCTCTAGGAGAGGAAAAATCTTTTTGTCGTTGTTCGTCAAAATATCTTTCACTTATTTTTGTCGACTTATCTTTAATAGGTGATCTTAATTTATAAGATTGAACAAACTTTGAAGTCATGTATTGTTGTTCTGTTGTTCTTTCATCCCATCGTTTCAAAGCGTTCTTACCTATTATATGATTCAATGGTATAACAGGAAACTTTGTTCCTGTAATTACTTTAAAACTAAATTGAAACAGCAGATATTCCCATAAATCAATACTAGAATCTTCTACTCTACTCAGGAAAATTGAAAGAGTAGATTTTTGTTTCTTATTGATTTTTAGACGAAAACTTGGGTTATTCAAGATACTACCTTGAATATACTCGTACAACTCAACAAACTTTTCTTCTAATGACATACAATGTTTGTATCTTTGATTTTAAAAGTAAAGGATGAATTAATCATCCTTTTACCTTGTAAATATACAAAATTAATCTATCACTCCCAACTAATTTGAAAAGCAATGGATTCTTCTGTTGCCTTTTCTATAGGTTTGTACCTGTTTTCAGTTGCAGTATCTTTTTCAGCGACATTATTGTAATCTTCTATCACAGTCTTCTTATCAATAGATCGACACAGCCATAAACCTATTTCTTGATCAATCTCCATATCCCCAATAGTAGCTTTGTCAAGTTCAGTCGCTTGATGAAATTCAGCGTAAAAAGGTTTACTGAAAATATCTGGGATCATTTCAAAAAAAGGTTGTCCTTCGTTATTCTTATCAGTTTGAACAGCAGCTAATTGAAAAGAACCATAACTACCTTCTGGTGTTTCAAACCAAAGTTGAACATTTTTAACTTCAACTCCTAGTTCATTTTTCAAAATCAAACCAATATATTGAGTCTTACCTTTTACAAGAGAAAGAAGGCTCAATTCATCAAAAACATTGTTATCCTGATCATTGGGTACAGGAGTCGAAGATTTGAAACCACCTAGTGAATTGACTAATTTTGATTGTGGATCGTTGTATCCAGAAGATACTGTATAATATAATCTCATTATTTTGTTGCTTTTAAATTTCCCAAAGCCCAATACTCACTCTTGACCGTATTATCAATGGTAAATGTACCGTTTGTATTTTTAATACGAGCAATATAAAATTCATTATCTCCTTTTTCAGGAGGGGTTTCTACAGAAGTTTCTTGAACTAAAGAAATCTCATAATAATCGTAAATGTAAAGACCTTCTCTCTGAGATTGTGAAAATACACCACCAATAGGAAGAGTTCCTAATACAATCGGTCTTAAATTTGATTCTGCGACAAAAGTCGTATTAGAAGTCAAGACTAAATTTTGATTATCGATAACATTGACAACTTGATAAATACCATTATTTAACGGTATGGAACCATCGTCTTTTACGAAACGAATACATGTAGGTGTGCTCGTTGATTGACCTCTTACTTTACCAGAAAAATCTGCAGTACCAGAAACTACACCTTTAGTGTTAACTGAAACAATACCGAGTTCATAGTTTCTAGTCGCATATGCGATTTTCACCCAATAGAATAGACTATCATTAGGAACTTGAATGTTGTCTTCTACATCAATCTTTATAAATTGTCCTAAACTGTTGATCGCCATTCCTGGTAAAACCTTGATACTGTTTGCAACAGAACCTTGTTGTACAATAAAAGGATCGTTATATTCTACTCCGCTAGGAGCGGTTCCACTACCATTGGCTTTAGCTGGATTGTTGGTGATAATGCCAAAACTAAATGTTGCTTGTAACAATGCTTGAAAAAGCATTTCACTTGCAAAGAAAGATTGGAAATTGACCAATTCTTCCTTTTCTAAGAACATGTTTCTATTAATATTTAATTGACTCATATATTAAAAAT